TACCGGGACATTTCCACCATGTCAAGCGGCGTTGCAGAAAAATCCCGGAATTATTTTTTGCCCGATGCAAGGGAGGGTGATAGAATGCTACGGGAGGAAAAGACTTATGCCACGAGCTACGCCGAACGGACTGATGCGAGTTGACCTTGAACTGGAGACGGAAATCGTCCTAGCTTTAGACGCGAAGGCCGCTGATTGGAAAGTCACTCGGCCGCAAGCAGCGAGCCGGGTTTTGGCCGGCGCTCTGAGGCTGAAACTGCTTCCGCGCCGCAAGCCAGGCCGACCAAAGAAAGCGAATAACGGACACGGCTAGGAGAAAGTGCAAAATTGCACTCCTACGGACACGTCAGGGAGTAAATAAGCGCCGGTGTACCAGGGGTGTACACCGGAGACGTCTTGCCAAACTGGCGTTGATCCGGCTGGTTAAGTGGCAAGTGAATCCCTGGTGGAGGCGATGGATATGGTGAAGCGAATTCGAGAGCGGCGGCGCGAGTCCTTTGAGGAATTCGTGGCCGAGTGCAAGAAAGTCGGGCGCGATCCGGGGACACAGAGAGCTTTCTACCGCGCCTGGAACACGGGTTATGTCTACGCTTACAGGCGAGAACTAAGAGCGCTCCAGGCCATTTTGGAGCCGAAGCGTGGATCCTGAAGGCTGCCCCGGTTCACACCCGGTCTCCCGGAATTCTCTTCCCCTCTCTTGCCGCTGACGCTACCCTATCGGAATGGACGAATCGCAAGGCTGCCCCGGCTGCAATCCCGACCGCATCCCCGCACTGCTGGACGCAGAGGGGCTTGTGGCGCTCGAGGTCACGGCCGATTGCACTGAGGAAGACGCCATCGACTGCGAGTGCGGGCGGAAATGGGTAATCGTGCCGCTTGCGGAGTTGGTTCAGCCGCTGACTGTCGGGTTCTCCGGGTGCTGGGATGCAAACGCGAATCCTCTCGACGGTGTGCCGATCCGAGACGGGGACTGCCCTGACGAGAGGGTGAGCCGTGGATAGCTGGTGGGGCAGGGTGAAGCAGGCTTTCTTCGGCACGCGCGAAGTAGCCAAGTCCGATTACCCCGGCCGCATCGGTGTGGCGGGAGGACTGAGTAGCGTCTCGCCCTCAGCATTCGTTGCCGGTCGGCAGGGGATCGGCACTGCGACCGCCAAGCGTTACGGACACCCTGATGCTCTTCTGCCGGTGACGGAGATCGAGAGACTCTTCGCGGGGCAATGGGTGCCGGTGACATCCTCCTGGATCGCTGCCCTCCATTGGGATGCCCGGACGCATTCTCTGACGGCGCGGCTCCTAAAGGGTAATAAGGAATACGGCGGACGGACGTTTGTGTCGCCGGCCGAGCTTGCTGCCGGGGCCGGAGCGCCGAGCAAGGGTCAGTGGCTCAACCGGGTGTGGAAGCGGCAAAGGTAGCCCGTCAACTCATGCAAATCCGCGACCGCATCAAAGAACTCCGCCGTGTGCCTGCCTCTCAACTCCGACCCTCCCCCCGGAATTGGCGAACTCATCCCAAATCTCAACAGGACGCTCTCAGGGGCGTTCTGGCCGAGATAGGCTATGCAGATGCCTTATTAGCCCGTGAACTGCCTGACGCAGCCCTGGAGCTAATTGACGGGCATCTCCGCGCCGAGACCACTCCGGACAGCATCGTTCCCGTGCTCATCCTCGATGTGACGCAAGAGGAAGCCGACAAGATACTTGCGACCTTGGACCCGCTCGCAGCGCTGGCCGAGGCGGACAAGGGGAAACTTGAGGATTTGCTCAAGTCTGTACATACGGACTCGCCGGCGCTTCTCGATATGCTCAAAGGACTTGCGGTAGGAAACGGTATCGGACCAGCCCTACCCACTCCCGGCGGCGGGGGCGACGACTTCGATGCCACGCCTGACGAGGCTGGGCCGTGCCGGGTGCAGAAGGGTGACTTGTGGGTGATTGGCGGGAAGCATCGGTTGCTGTGCGGGGATAGTACGAAGGCAGAGGATGTGGGGAGGTTGATGGCAGGGGAGAAGGCCGCGCTAATTTGGAGCGATCCGCCTTACGGCGTCAATCACTCTGGCGGCACTAAAGACCCGCGACAGGAAGACTATCGCAGCGGCGACAAGCTTCAGAATGACAACCTATCGCCCGAGGCACTGCGAGAGATGCTCGTGGCTGCCTATTCGCTGCCTGCCGTGGTTCCTGGCGCTACAGCTTACGCAGCGGCCCCGGCGGGGCCGCTCCTTGCTGTGTTCATGGTATCGCTCGCCGAGGCTGGCTATCCATATCGCGGCCACGTCGTGTGGGTGAAGAATGCGATGGTATTCGGTCGGTCTCTTTACCACTATCGACACGAGCCTATTCTGTACGGCTGGCGCGAAGATGGCCCGCACTACGAAGATGGCGACCGAACGCTAACCAGTGTATTCGAGGTAGATAGGCAGGGGGTGAATTCAGAGCATCCGACGATGAAGCCGCTGGCATTGGTGCAACCTATGGTGGCTCATAGTAGCAAGTCGGGCGACATCGTCTACGACCCCTTCCTAGGCTCCGGCACCACCCTCATCGCCGCCCACCGCCTCAACCGCCGCTGCTACGGCCTAGAGATCGAGCCGAAGTATTGCGAGGTAATCCTGAAGCGTGCGGAGGCCGAAGGACTGACGGCGGAGAAATCCCCATCTCTGGTCTAACAAAGTGCATACGTCGAGTTGCATATGCCGAGATCGAGCGCTGAAGCCCTCCGGATGGCGAGTCGTCGCAGCAAGGTAGCCGCCCTTGTTTTGCAGGGGGTCACGAACCAATTCGAGATTGCCAACAAGATCGGACTCGGGGATGAAGGGCAGTCGACGGTCAGCCGCGACCTGAAGGCGATCAAGGCTGAGTGGCGCCAGTCGACCCTCGTCGACTGGAACGAGGCGAAGGGGAAGGAACTGGCTCGGCTGGACAGGGTGGAGGCGGAGTATTGGGCAGCGTGGGAGCGGAGTAAGATCGAGAAGGAGAGCACCCGAACGAAGCGCCGGACTGGCGGGGAGTCTCCTTCGGACGAGGCGGAGGTAAAAAAGGAGAAGCGGGACGGCGACCCACGGTTTCTGGAGGGTATACTGGGCTGCATTGCCCAGCGCTGTCGGCTGCTGTACCTCGAGCGCGATCAAGATGCCATCGAAAAGCTTCTCGCCGCCCTCCCTGGAGAACTTGCTGGACAGTTGCGCTCCGCACTGGCTCGACAGCTTGCCCGGAGCCAGGGAATTAGCTCAACTGGAAGCGGCGAGAATGGCGCTGGGGGTGTACCAGGACCTTCCGCTAATTGAGTATGTCCAGAAGACGCTCAACTCTACCCTCACACCCGATCAAGAGAAAGTCTGCCGCCTCCTCCGTACCCCGCCGTACAAGGTGCTTGTTCGCTCGGCCAATACCGTAGGCAAGTCCTGGATCGCCGCCGCCGTGGTGAACTGGTGGCATGACACCTTTGACCCAGGCGTAGTGCTGACCACAGCTCCGAAGATGGAACAGGTGACGGACATTCTCTGGAAAGAAGTCCGCCGACAACGCATGGGCCGGCCGTGTAAGCCGACGACACTACTCCCGAAGTCCGCCCGGATGGAGACTTCGCCGACGCACTTCGCCCACGGTCTGACGGCGCGGGACGCAAATAGCTTTCAGGGGCAACACGAGGCGAGTAACCTGATTGTCTTCGACGAGGCGGAAGGCGTACCCGGTGAGTTTTGGGAGGCCGCTGAGCCCATGCTGGGGGGTGAGAACTACGGGTTCCTGGCGATCTACAACCCAACGTCGCAGAGCGGTCCTACGGTGGAAGCGGAGCGGCTAGTCGCCTCAGGGAAGTTCCACCTTGTCACCATGTCAGCTTTGGACCATCCGAACATCATCCACGAGCTACGCAAAGAGCCGGCGCCCTATCCGCGAGCTGTCAGGCTGGACCGGGTGAAGGACATGCTCGCTCAATGGGCCCGCCGGTCCGCACCGAACGAGGACGGAGCGTTTGAGCTGGATGGCGACTGGTGGGTTCCAGGTCCGATTGCAGAGGCCCGCATCCTTGGCCGTAGACCCTCTGCGGGCTTCCGCTCCGTGTGGCCGACGTGGGTATTCGAGAAAGCCCTGACGACGTTCCAGCATTCCCCCGCCTCAGCCTTCCTCCAGATTGGCTTCGACGTGGGCGAGATGGGCGACGACCCCTCTGCGTTCTGCGTCCGGCATGGGGGAAACATCATCCACCTGGAGGAGTTCCACGGCCCGAAGGATTTCTCTGCCGGGAAGAAGGCCGCTGGCCGGGCGCGAGACTTGGCTTTCCACTGCGCCACGGGACTCGGCAAGGATCCCAAGCGCGTGCCGATCGTGGTGGACTGCGGGGGCGGATACGGAAATGAGCCCGTGAACCATCTCCGGGCCGAGGGGTACATGGCGATACCCATTATGGGCAGCTGGACGCCGGGGGACGAGGAGCAGTTCCCGAACCTGCGCTCAGAAATGTGGGTACTCTCTTCCCGCGCCGCTGCGGACGGGCAATTGAGTTTCGCCCAGCTACCCATCCGAGAGCAGGAGATGCTCCGGGTGGAGTTGACCGCGACCGAGTACGACATCAACCTCAAGGGGCAGATGCAAGTAGAACGGAAGGCCGAGACGAAGAAGCGCATCGGGCGGTCGACGGACTGCGCGGATAGCCTGCTTTACTCGCTGGTCAATGTGGGCATGATCGAGGAGAAGGTGGCCGGGAGGCTGGAGACGCCGGGCGGCTAGGTGTGACCCCGGTTCACACCCGAGTGCAAAATTGCACTCCTGTCTACCTAGCGGGTAGACTATTAGCAGGTGTATTGGGCAGTACACCGGGATTCCGGGAGAGGAGGCGAAGAAACGATACTTCCTCTACTGCCAGACGTGCGATAAGTTCAGTCTGGTCAAAGCGTTCTCGAATCGGTGGAACCCCGCGAAGATTCCGAAGTGCGAGTGCGGCAGTACACGGCGAGAGTGCAACTGGAAAGAGGCTGAGAAAGCCCGGCTGCTGTTCCCTTGGAAGCCAAAGAAGGGTCGGCTCGACTGGTACGGCAAGTACCTGGCCGGTCCCCTTTGGAGGGTGATTCGGGAGCGAGTGCTTGTTAGGGATAACCATGAGTGCCAAGCTTGCCATCGCCTCGCTACCGAAGTTCACCACAAGTCCTACGACGAGGAAGTCATGGCGGGCCAGCGGGATGACTTGCTGGTGTCGATTTGCCACGACTGCCATCGGTTTATCGAGTTCAATGAGACAGGCCAGAAACGGGGATTGCGGAAGGCGAACGCTGCTTTGCGGCGGCTGATCGAAGGCCAACCCCCGGTGTCTAGACACGGGTAGAATTCCATCATGCGGGCGAGTTGCTGTGCCCGGAAAGACTCCTCTAAGGAGAGTGTGAGGTATGAGCGAGCGGGTAGAAATCCTGATCGACGACAAGTGGTGGCCTGCTATCTCCGGTCAGCTTGTGGCCGAGAAATACGAGTGGGAAGTGGAACTTATGGCCGGTCGGAATTGGGTTAACGGGCGGCCCACCGAAGGGAATGCCTACGTTCGCGGTCGCGGGGCGTGTCTGTGGCGATTGGTAGCGTGAACTTCCACAACTCTCCAATCCGTCCACCGTCCATCCTCTGCATAGAGGCGCACCGACCGGCCCGGCTTGGCCTCGGGAGAGGGTAGCCAGACCTGCCGGCGATCGGCGTGGCGTTCCAGGGTTACAGAGCGGTAGTCCATGCGAGACGGACGCAGGAGAGCGGGCGACGGTTCACTTCTATTCTAGGCGGGGCGGACGTGGGCTATCAGGGAGGAGAGGGTCATGGCATTTTCTCCACGAAGCGGCCCCCATCCTCTCGGTAGAGTTTGAGAATCATTTCCATCATCCCGGCAGCTGCATCCATGTCCCGAACGGCGGCACTTTTGCCAAACCAGAATTCGGCTTGCTTATTCGGATTGTTGATGCGCCATTCAGCAGCCCATCCGATGACGACTCCTAGGAAGGTGGTTCTGGACAGCAGTTCAACGATTAGAGTTTTCGTGGGCACGAATGATAGATCAGGCTGTTCTGTCACGGCTTCGCCTCCATAGTGGGTAGGGAACGCTCGATCTTTTCCAGACGCTCCTGTATTTTGTGCGACACTGCGACGAATATGAACCATCCCGCCATGACGAACAGGGCCAAGCAACCGACCTCGCTCCGCGCCTCGTCTTTGGCAACCCTGCGGATTTCATCGTCGGTCACTTGCTGTTCCCTCCCCTAGTCCGTCCGCGTTTGTCCTGAGCCAGGGTGAGCAAGCTTTCCTGCCAAGCGTCGTTGACAAGTTTGCGGAGAGCAGCGGGCGGATGCAGACAGACCGTTTCGAGGAATTCCAGCTGAGCAGCCGATAGGTAGATCGTGACGGCCTTGCCTCTTTTCTCCGCTCGCGGTCTTCCCATCGGATACCCCCTTGAATGTCGGACACGCTATGTTATACTAAAACACGAAAGGTATCAACTGTCTTTTAGGAGTATGATAATGCGAAAACGTGGCTTCGTTGTGCAATACCTCAAAGACGGAGTGCCATATATTCTTGGCCCCGTCGTATTCGCTGACGATTACAATGCGGAGCAAGCGGCCAAGGAAAGGTTCGGCGACAATGTCCCAGGAAAGCAAACTTGGTGGACTACCGGAGTTGCTCTGGATTTTTCAGACGTTAAGTTGATCCATCCCGATTATGTTTCCTAGCGGAGTCCTGTTTAGGAGTCAGCGATGTCCGCCTCCGACCATGACGCAGCCGTGGCGTACCTGAAGGTTGCCAGCCCCGTCCCGCACGACTCAAGAGGCTATGTTTGCGACGCATTCCTAGCCGGGTGTAAGCACGGGAGGAGTGCAGGTGTGTCGGACGGCGCAGTGGAATCGCCAGAGTTACCGGAGGTCTACTTCCCTGTCTTCCACGACACGAAGGGGTGGGGAGTGTGGGAGGGAAACCAGAGGCTGAAGGGCGGACTGACGGAAGCCGCTGCGTATGACCTCGCTCACGCCCTGAACACAGCCCGCCGGGACCGGCAAAAGCTGTCCAAGCGCGACGTGATGGAGGCCAAGACATGAACGAGCGATGCGAGACGTGCAAGTTCTTTCGTCGCCATCAGAATGGGAGAGACCACTACGCATGGGGTAGCTGCCATCGTTATCCACCCGTTCTTGTGGGAGAACCAATGGGTGGCGTTCGCATCGAATTCCCGCAAATTAGCGATCAAGAGTGGTGCGGGGAGTATAAGTCAAGTAGCGAACCGAGCATACCCCTGAATGGTCGGGAGCGAAACCCGCTCTCTGCTTGGAAGCTTCGCATCGTCACATTCTTGAAGGAAAAGCAACTGGCAACGAGGCAGCAGATTGTAGCAGGAACCGGTGTACCCGTTGGCTCTCTTTCGTCACTATTACGAGACAAGACTTTCAAGAGCATATCGCACGGAATGTGGGGATTGAGGGCTGATCTATGAGGGGGAACGCTTCCGGTGTACCGGGGGTGTACACCTACGGACAATCAGGGATAGTGTAAGTCGCCTGAAGTGCAAAATTGCACTCGTCTCGGGCCCGTGGTACGATTCTCCGCAAGAGGGACACCCATGCCAATCGACCTAGCCGAACGGGAAGCTTACCGGCGCCGCATGCTCCGGCAGTTGTGGGAGCACGAGCTACACCATAAGAATGACCCTCCCGACGAGCCGGACCCGAAGCACTGGCGGAATGTGGGGAAGATCGAGATTGCTCCAGCGAAGGGGAAGTGAGTGCTGCGGCGACTTCTTACCATCCTGTTCGCTTGCCACCATTTCGAACGGCGCGGATGGTTCCGCGTGCTCGGCTTCGGCCTGCACTGGAAGGACGTTCGGAGGCACGCCCCGCTGTTCAGTGAACGCAACGGGCTGACATGGCATCTGAGGATTGGCTGGCTCAGTCTCGGGCTGCTGTGGCCCGATGGGACGTGGCGATACTTTACCCTGAGGCGACCATGATCCGACGCAACTTCATCACCGGCTCTCTAGCGAGCCTCGCGGCGTTCTTCGGGCTGGGTAAGGCGGTAACGGCCGAGTCCGGAATCAGTAGCAATGTGCGGGAGTGGAAGCGGTACACGCCGGGCAGTGTTGCCGACTTTCAGGACTGGCCGAAACTGGGGACCGTCATCGACGTTCCGCTCGGCGTGACCTACGAACCGCCGCCGTGGGGCGACTTCAAGTATTTCTGCGACCTGTCGTACAAGGTCGATGGCGAGGAGGTCAAGAAAGTCGGCGGGTTCCAAACGCTGGAAGAGATGATCGCGTTTATGAAGGCGACGGGACCGACAGGCGATCGTTTCGTGGAATCCATGCTCAAAGGTCAGGAGAAGCTACATGGCCAGTGAAGGCGAGACGGTCAAGATCGAGGGTGCCGGCAGCTACATCGTCGCGGTGAAGAACTGCGCCCGCTGTCACCAGGACCACGACGCGGTACAATTCCTGCGCCTCCGTCATCCATTAGAGGTATCCGGCATGACGCATTGGGCAAAGTGCCCGGTGACAGGCGAGCCGATCATGGGTAAGCAAATAGACCCGGAGGTATGACATGGCCGCTCCTGTTCTCGGTCTGGACCAGTTCGGCGTGAATCTCTGCAAGGCCCTCGGGTTGAATCCGGACGTGACGCGCCACATTTGCATGGACTGTCCGTGCGATGGGATAGTCACTGTTTACGTGGAGCAACACATCACGGAGGAAATGAGCCAGGAGGTCGTAGCCGCTGTCAAGGCAGCGAATCAAGAGAACTGGCGGAAGTACCTGCCGAAAGAAGGGCCTGACTCGGCAGCCAAGCTAACCCGCATCCTGGATGGCCGGATCGCCGAATTCTCCGACCACACCTACGCGGACATCCCGGCCGGCTTCGTGGCACAGCGGCGGGTGGGCGTGCTTTCCGAGTATCATCCTCCCCGGTGGCGTATCTGTCGAGAGGAGCACGTCTATAAGGAAGGGTACGGAATTCTGATCCCGCAAGGAACCTGTCGAGATTACTTCGACATCGCCATGCGGTACATCACGCTAGCGAAGGACCTGCCGGAAGAGAAGATGGTGCAGGTCGGCGAGCGATTGTACTCGAAAAGGGTACTAGCTGAAGCTGCCGGACTGCCACCGGTTGAGATTGAACACCCTCGTTGGTGTGAGGACATCGAAGAGTGGACGCTCACTCCGGACAAATGGCTGAAGGGCGAGTTGCATTTCGAGGAGAAACCACCTCTCGGTGCCTTGTTGGGCATTAAATCGGTGGGAGCGATGTTATCGCCGGACGTAGTGACGGCCACGATAAAGGAAGCTGATGGTCGGGCTATCTGTTGGGCGAGTGGCACTCTCGCAATGCCGGGTGGGTGTTACCCGATTGCCGAACCGATTGAGTTGACCAATCCCCCGCAGAGAGTTTCTCTCAAAGGCCGTGCCGGCAGGGTGATTGTTCTAGCCAAGCACGAAGGCCAGTGGTGGACTGCTTATCTGGAGAAGAGGGCACTAGAAGAGGCGGAAGCGACCTTGGGTGTACCGCCCGAAACACCTGCGCCAAGCGAGGGCGACGCGGCAATGGAGTTCTTCCGGAAGACGAACCACTGATGCCCGACTACGACGAAAAGGCCGTGATTGCCACCAGTCAGTTCGTCACGCCGGCCGATCACGCCCAGCGGGTGATAGACTACTATCTAGCCGAGCGTCCCTGCCATGCGATGCACCCTCACCTGGCGGTGAGCAAGGCGACAATCGTGGGCGCGGCACCGGTCGACAACTACGGGCCGGGCTTCGTGCGGATCGAACTGACCTACGAACCGAAGGAGAAGTGATGGCAGCGAGAGACGTGGCACCGATCGGCGTACAGGGCAACGCTTGGCCCGGCGGCAACGCGATTACAGGCGGGGTTGTTTCGGCGATTGTGGACACCTTTAGCTGCCCCTTCGTGACCGGCTTCGGTCATGCGGACGGGGCCACGACGATTACCCTGCTGGGAAGCATGGACGGGGTCAACTTCTACGCCGTCGCTACGCAGGTCTTGGCGGGAGCGGCGGACTTCGCAATCAATGTAACGTGTGCGGCACGGTATTTTGTCCTGAAGTCTTCGGCGAGCCTGACGGGCGGGACAATTGGAACTATCGCGGCATGCGGGAGCGGGTGAGATGCGGACCGAGTACCGATTGCCGATGGAGGATATCGTCATAGGTCCGGATGGGCTGCCCGGCGGCGAATTCGGGCCGCGCTCTTCGGTGACGCATCCAGGTGTTGTGTGTTCCCATTTGACGGAGTGCAGGCACGCTGCTTTTATGCGAGAGGTTTGCAAGGGCAACGAAAAAGAATTTCTTCACAGCGAGGCTATTCGCTGGCAAGTCCACATCCGGGCTATTGTCAGATTGTACCCTCATCCGGCCGAGTTGATAGCCAAGGGTGTAGGCTAGCGTAAAGCTTAATCACTTCCCCCTCTGTTCATCGTCGGTTATTCTGCCGACATGGACACCAACGGTCACAGCATACCAATTGCCCATCCCGTCTCCGATACCCTGCGCGACCTACAGGAGCAGGTGGACCGGGAACGCCTGAACGCCGAACTCGCCTCGATCAAGCAAACCCGTCAAGTGATGGAGCAGGCGGGCGGGGAATTCGGCAACTGGATCAACCCGGCCACGCCGTTTTTTGACTCCCCCGATTTCTTCTTCCCCTACGTCGGCGAGAACCTCCCGTTCAATATGGACAACCGCCTCAAGGGCGAGTTGCTCCCTGTCTACATCACGGAATATGGTCTGAAACTGCTGCGGGACTACTCCCGGTGGCTCGCGGCGTTCAACCCCTACGCAATCTCGGCGCTCGAGAATCGGGTGTCCTACGTCATCGGCAAGGGGTTTGGTTACACGGCCGTTCCTTCCTCGCGGAAGCCCGTCTTCACGAGCGGAGACCGGGAACTCTGTCGCATGGCTCAGGCGGTGTGGGATGAGTTCACGGATCGTGTGGACTGGGGCCAGTGGGAGCAGCTCATCGCGCACAAGGTCGACGTCGATGGGGAGGCGTTTATCCGGTTCTTTCACACCGGGGGAGGGCGGGTGACGATTCGCCCCGTCGAGCCGGAGCACGTCCGCTCACCGGGGGACCAATCGGCGCACCTGAGTTACGGGATCGAGACGCCCGAATACGACATCATGGACGTCATGGCCTACTGGGTGATCTTGAACCCGGCCCTGTCGGTGTCCCCAACGCGGATCCCGGCAGAAGAGATGATGCACTTCAAGCAGGATGTCGGGCCGTCTGCTAAGCGAGGTTATCCGCTGCTCATTCCGATCCGGCAGAACCTCGCAAGAGCGGTATCCCTGCTCCAGTACATGACCGCCCTCGCGCGGGCGCAGTCCTCGATCGCCATGACGCGGAAATGGAAGCAGTACAGCGCTCAGTCAATCAACGCCTGGCAGCAGAACAACGCGGACGTGCAGAGCGCAAACTGGTTTTCCGGACAACAAAGGTACGGCAAGCAGTACCTTCCGGGGACGGTGCTAGACATCCCGGAGAACGTGGAGTACGAGTTCCCCGCCACGAAGATCGGCGCGGCCGCACTGACGGAGGTATTGCAGGCGGAACTACGCGCGATCGGCGCTCGGTTGGTGATGCCGGAATACATGATTTCGGGGGACGCGAGCAACAATAACTACGCGAGTTCGCTTGTGTCCGAAGCCCCCTCGGTGAAGAATTTCGAGCGCATCCAGTCCACCTACTCCCGTTGGTTCGGAGACGGGCGGAAAGGCTCACCCCGTCATTGCGGGGTCTGGTGGCGCGTCATGCGTGCTGCCGTGGAATGGGGACTCCTACCGCGAGAGGTTCTCTCCCGAGTCAAGGCACACGTCGAGCCGCCGATGGTAGCAGCTCGTGACCAACAGAAGGATACGGAACGCTTCAAGTCCCTGAACGAATCAGGAGTCATGTCCAAGGAGACGTGGAGCAAGAAAGAGGGCCTTGAGCGCGACCGGGAAAAGACACAGATTGAGAAGGAACAGGCCGAGCAACCGCAGGGTGTACCGGGTCAGCCGGGCCAAGTACCCGGACAAGTGCCAGGGCAGCCCTCTCAACCACCGAAGCCCGGGGAGCAGCCTCCCGAGCAGTCTGAGGGTAGCCCCGAACGTCCGGATGGTGGCAACAGCGGGAGTGGCGGGATCGACGAAAAGCACCTGCCCGCGATGGCTAAAGACGCGCAAGAGTGGATCGAGGAAGTATTCCGTCTCACCGGGAAAAAAGCACGTTTGGACCCTCAGCAGGTGATGGATGCCTTGCGAGGGCAGATGCCGGGTGAGCAACGTGGGATGGTGGAAGCTACGGACTCGACAGGACACGAGCACGACGATGCGGGGTTATTCACTGGCCCTGGACAACCAAGCAAGGCCGACAAGGTTTATGCACACACACAACGACAGAAAATTTACAAGCAGTATGGGCATGTCGGTTATCAGGAGATTTCGTTAAGCGAACTAGCCGACGATGATTTGCCGGATGCAAAGGCGGCAGAAACTGCCGTGAAAATAGCACGACAAAACGAATCTGCCAATCAAGACGTTGCCGTTACCACAAATAAACACGGCACGTTTACGGTTTGGGTTGGTACAGAGAGTCCGACGCATGCCCTGGACATCACCTACAAAGATGGCGATGTAATTTTTGAATCTTCGGATGGTAGGAAGCGAATTCAGGCCGAAGATGTAGCCGAGCAAAAACGGTGGATAACCCGCATGCTCGGGTATCGCAAGCGGAAAGAAGAAGCCTGCGAGCCCAACAAGATCGGCCACGGCTACCACGATTCCGAGTCCGGCTTTCCCTGTTCTCCTAACGGTAAATCGACAGGTCAGCGCCAGAACGGCGCAGGTGTGACCCCCCCTCACACCCAAGGTAATAAATCACCCGAGTTGTCCTCTATCGCACAGAAAACGGCTAAAATCCTGAGCCATGCGAAGGGAGCAGTAAAGCGTCAGGCGATCCGGATGGTGGGCAAGGCGCGGGCTTTCGCGGAGAAGAAGTTTGCGGCCCTGGAGGCGAAGTACGGCCGGGCCGGGGCAATCGCGGTAATGTCGGCGGTGATCGCCATGACGCCGGTCCCGGTGCCGGGGAGCAGTCTGGCGCCGATACTGTTGGCAGAGGGGGTGCGGTATGTCGCTCAGAAGATGGCGGGGCCACAAGTAGCGATGGAATCCGTCTCCCATCCCCGCCGCTGCGCCCTCTGCGGCGGTCCAGCAATCCCAATGGCAGCCGGCGGCTATCGGTGTGGGAATCCCCCGTGTGAGTGGGTGACATGCACGACAACAGCTACCTCTTGATGACCGAACTCCGCACCGTCATCCCGCCCGGCTCCCGCGTAGCCGATTGGGGCGCCAAGGACGCCTTCGGCGATGGCGTGGTCTACCGTCGCCTGTTCGCGGACTGCGTTTATCAGGGAGTGGATATCGAGCCGGGTCCGAACGTGGATATCGTGGTTCCGGCAGACGGTCCGTCATCCATCCCGGCCGAGTCCTTCGACGCGGTGATCAGCGGGCAGTGTCTAGAGCACGCGGAACGGCCGTGGCTCGTGGTGAAGGAGATGGCTCGCGTCCTGAAGCCGGGCGGGGTATGTATCCTCATCGCGCCGTGGCAGTGGTGTATCCACCGCTTCCCGGTCGACTGCTGGCGTATCTTGCCGGACGGTATGCGGATCTTGTGTCAGGACGCCGGGCTGACGGTTGAGAAGTGCGACGTATCGGAGAATGATTGCTATGCCGTGGCGCGGAAGCCTACATCTTCAGCAGCCTCTTGAGCGAATCGGCTGCGTCCATCAGTGCCGTGAACACTTTGGGGTCTCCACCCCGATCGGGGTGATTCTCAAACGCCACTTGCCGCGCCCATGAACGAACGATGGAAGCGTAGTCGACGGCCGGAGGAGATGGGGGAACTTGACGGGGTGGCTCTTTCGTGGCCGTGTGCGTGCTAAAACCGTTGCCGAAGAGGTTGGCAAAGACTGTGGGGTCTATATAGTCCCAACCGACTTCATTCACTTTCGCATAGTTCCACTGCCGGGCCTTGGACTGTTCTCTACGCCTCTCCTCTTCCGCCTTGCGGATGGTATCGCCGCTGACGACATCCAGGATCATCTGCCGTTCTTTGCCAGTGAAACGAAACCAGTCCGGGCCGCCGACGAGTTGTCGGAGGTACTGTGGCGGAACTCCCTTGATATCTTCCCCTTCGTGGGGACCAAATGGCATCTTCATGGGTTGCTCCTCAGACAAACTCCTGCACGGACACATTGAGCGCCTTCGCCAGCGATACCGCACTCCTCCACGTTGGGGCATGTAGGCCCCTCTCCAGTCCCCGCAAACCAGAGCTATTCAGATTGGCCCGCTTGGCGAGCGCGTAAGTGGAGAGTCCGGACTTCTTCTTCAGACGGCGAAGGCTGGCGGAAAAGCGGGTGACAACAGAGTCCGGCATTACTCAACCCTTTGGGATAGCACTTATCCGCCCGAGTGCAAAATTGCACTTCAACCCTAGCAGGTGGCAAATCCGATTGGGAGCCGTTTCGATTGAGCGATTCCCTTCACTTCACGAACGGGAAGCCAGACTTCCGTGTAAGTGTTGTCTGATTTCCAGTAGCCGACGTTGTATTCGACGTGGCCATTTCCCTTGATGTTGACCGAGACGATAGTCGCTGACAGCTTGTCGTCGCCAACCTCAACCTTGGTTCCCGGAGCGAACACTTCCAGCATTTTTACTCCTTTCGGCCACTGATCAACCTCCGGTGTACCGGGGGTGTACACCCAGTGGCTTCGGCCCTCAATTTGTAACGCATTACTCTAGCGTAACCGATTCTACGTTGACGAAAGGGGAGGAAGCAATTGCAATCTACCGTATGGTTCAGTCCCGGCATGGAAAGAATGGACGCAGCGCAAACCGGTTGACGCGCCGGTTTCTCAAGGAAGAATTCGCCCCCGAACCGAATGAGGGGCTTGAGGTAGACGAGAAAAACTGCCTCATCCGCAACATCTGTATCCTCGGGCCGAACTCCCGCAACCGCAACCGCTACACGCGTCAGGCGATGGAGCAAGCCGTCGCGGACGGGATTTACGACAACGCGAAATCTTTCATCAACCACCCGGAAGACCCACGCGGGCGCAGGAAATTCGAGGCGCGACTCGGCAAGACGGTCAACCCCCGCTTTGAGAACGGCCGGGTCTACGCGGATTACCTTTACAACCCGAAGCACGATCAAGCCGATTCGCTAGTGTGGGCTGCCAAGAATGACCCGGACTTCGGGGGGTTCTCTCCCAATCACGAAACGGTTGGACACGAGGAAGCAGACGGGACATGGGTGGTCCACAAGATCACTCAGGCCCGCAGCGTCGACCTCGTGGCCGAGCCCGCCACTAACCGCAACTTGCAAGAGGGCGCAATGGACCCGGAACTCGATGACATCGAAGACGGTGGCGGGAATTACGAAGAGCATCTCGGCAAATTGGTTACCGCCGTGATGCGCGATACCTCCCTCGACGTAGCGGCCAAGCGAAAGAAGATTCTCGGCGCCCTGAAACTCCTCGACGATGAGCCGGAAGAGGAGGTTGAAGACGGCGGCGATATGGTCGGGGACGAAGAGGAAGGCCGCGACGATCACGAGGACATGCCCGAATCCCCGGAAAATGAACCGGAGTGGATGGGCAAGGACGAAGAGGAAGACGAGGAGCAGGGCCTCGACGTCGAGCCAATGGCCGAATGCCCCGACTGCGGGGGGGAGATGGTCAACGGCGAATGCCCGGCCTGTTCCGGAGAACGGAGCAAGGTGGCGAAAGAGTCGACGGGTTCCAAGCAGGGGAAGAAACGCATGAAAGAATCCATCGACTACGCCCGCCAGCTTGCCAAGAGCAAAGACCCTCGCGTCCGTCACATCGCGGAATCGCTCCTGCACAACCTGGACCCTCAACCGCCCCGGCGACCAGCAGGTCGCGGTAAGCAACGGCATGTACAAGAGAGTGTCCGCCGTCATCGTCAGGTCCAGGAAGACCTCTCCCATCACCCAGACCCGCGCGTCCGCCGGCTGGCCCGCGAGCATCAAGACCTCGCGGAACGGCATGACGTGATGGAGTCGCGCCTCGACGAAATGGAGGTGGCGCAACAGCTTACCTCCAAACGCACCACGGCCCTACGGCTGTGCGAAAAGGCCCATCTACCCCGCGAGGCGGTGACAAAGACCTTCCTTGGACAGCTGCTCGACGCGCCGTCCCGTCAGGTCATGGAGGACTTGGTAGAGGACCGCCGGCATGCGTTCGGGATTCAGATTCCCGTTTACGCACAAGCGGGGGGTCCAAACGGCATGACGGACAAGCAAGCCAAGAACATCATCCTGAATGGTCACGCGGAGAAGTAAGGTTGTTCCGGTCAACGATTTAACGAGGGCTTTCGATGAGCTTCAACCAGAACAACCTGTACTACCAGTACGGGGACACCCTCCCGGCCTCGGTGCCGTTCGACCAAACGGTCGGGAGCGCGGCCACTACCCCGGTCGGCTTTCCCATCTCGGAAGGCGACTTGTGCTACTGGGATCCGCAAGATGACTCGATCCAGGCTCCTACGCTGGGGCCGGGCTGCGTCAAGGCGGCGGACCAGTTCCCCTGGACCACGAACCTCTCGACAACGCAGGTCAATTTCGGGATTCAATTCTTCGGCATCTCGGCGCAATACTGGGGCGCCCAGTACCCGCTGAACAATGTTCAAGCGAACTACGGCCTGAAAGCCGGCCTTATCACGATCAATCAAAGCGGGACGTACCTCTTCCCGTGTGCTGCGGGATCAAAGTTCACAGTTGGCGATCTACTCGGCCCGGACAAGAATCCCGCTTCCAATAACATCCTCGCTCAGCAGGTGGTCAAGGTCGCAGCCACGGCGAACGCCATCGCCTACTGCGTAACGCCGTGCATCAACGCCTCGAACGTGCTGATGAAGATTCGCACCTCTTCGGGGGTGGGTGGCCAGGTCCAGCCCACGACTACCACTACCACCACGACTACGACTACCACGACAACCACCACAACCACAACGCCTTGAACGGGGCTTTCAGTCACCTAAGAGGATTCGCAGATGGCACTTCGGACTCGAAAGCGGCCCGTCTATCAAAATGGCGCCGAGCGGCGGACGCGGGAGTTGGTGGAAGACTACCGCCCGCGCCTCATGCCCTACGCGCCTCCGGGATACTACGAAACGCCCCCGGACGCTGTGGACCCCAACCGGTATCAGGAGCAGACCTCCGTTACCCGCAACCGGGGCATCAACAAGCTCGGCCAGAATATGCGGGCATTGTGCGAGTCCGTGGGACCGCAGGAAGCGGCGAACATTCTCGGTCGTCTGCTTCAGTCCGGGGAGATCAAGCACACCAATTTCTCGATCAAGGAACTCGCGGAAGCGTTCTGCGGTCGGGATTGGGTGGAACGTCTCAACCCTCAGAGGGGCGGGCAGTATCAGCGGTCTGTGATGGAAGGCGGGGCCGGGCAGGGTGTTGATGTCTCGGCGTTTTCGGACATCATCGGGCAAATCTTCTTCACTCGAATCTTGGAGGGATGGCGCAACGCGACCCTGGTAGCGGAGAAGATTTTCGACCGCCAGCCCACTGAGTTCAGCGGTGAAAAGCTGCCGTGGCTCTCCCATGTGATTCAGGAAGGCCAGCCGATCCAGTCGAACATGCCGTACCCGGAAGCGAACTTCGGGGAACGGTGGGTGCAGACCCCCTATACGCAGAAGTGGGGTATGATCGTCTCCGTCACGCGGGAGATGATCTTCTTCGACCGCACCGGCCAGGTCACTCGCGCGGCTTACGAAGTTGGGAAGAAGCTCGGCTACAACAAGGAAAAACGCTGTCTCGTCTGCTTCATGGGCATGACGAATACTTACTCGTTGAACGGGACGACGTACAACACCTACAACGTCGGTCCTCAATCCCCGCCGAGTTACGCGAACGCGCAGGCATCGACCCCGTTCGTGGATTACTCCTCGCTCCAGACGCCCCTAACGCTGTTCAGTCAGATTCTGGACCCGGACACGCTGAACCCTCTGGATACCCCGGACTGCAAGGACTTGTTCGTCCTGCCCGCGCGGCTGTTGCACGCTCGGGCCGTGGTGAAGGCGTCGGAATATTGGGGCACGAACCCGGCGTTCAACTCTTCGCCAGCTGCCGGGGAGCCCTACGGCAACCTCCAGATGCACTCCCCGAATCCCTGGATGGACGGGGCGCTGAACATCATCACCAGCCCGATCGCTTACCAATTGCTGACGGCGGGTTCACAGGTCTACGCTCCGGCGTGGGTGAACCTGACCGCCAATCAGGCGAACGAATACTGGTGGGTGGGTGATTTCAAGCGGGCCTTCAACTACATGGAAAACTGGCCGATTACCGTCGTGCAGGCGCCGCCTCAGTCGATCCGCGAATTCGAGCAAGATTTGGTGCTCCGTTACAAGGTGAGCGAGATGGGCACGCCGGCCGTGATCGAGCCTCGGTATCTGTGCCGCCTCAATAACAGCTAAAGAGGGACCGATGGCAGAAGATAAACAAGCCGCTGACGCCAGCATTCAGGCCGCGAACGACAAGGCCATCGAAGCCGCACGCGCCCTTGCACGGGAGAAAGCCAAGAATGCCGTCAAGGACGTTCAGAAAGGGCCGCAAGCTACGCTTCAGAATGCAGCGCTGGCCGCTCTGGCGTCGGGTGCTCAGACTTCAGTGCAATCGGGTTTCCAGAAGACACTGGAGCAGCAGGCCGCCGCGTTCATTCAACCCCCGGCGCAAGCAGCTCCTGAAGTGCCTCCCCCCGAGCCGCTCACCGAAGCGGAGCAGGCCGAGTACAAGTCCGCGCTGGAACGGATTCAGGAACTCCAGAAGAAGGCATATGGCGATGCCATGCCTCCGGAGGGTGTGCCGGCCCTACGACCCGTCAAGAAATGGCGGGTGCGCCTGGACGGGGTGACGATCGGCACCACGGCGGGGGCGAAGCAGTTGGTCGCCTACCAGCGCAACACGAAGATGGTTCCGCACCCTCTCCCCGGTTACAGGCCGCTCCTCTGTCCCGATGGTCTGGACGTGGTGGAAGCCACGAGCGAAGGGGAAGCGTTCGAGAAACTCAAGGCGCGGTTCTCGATCATTCAGACTGAAAAGACTCCTGTGATTGTGGAGTACAACAGCGCCAAGGACCGGGAACTGTTGCAGGCCGAGTTCCTCGCGGGAGTCGCCAGCGGCGATGACATGCGGATCCCGGCGTAGGTGTACCTCCCCGGTACACCGCTGGGTGTCAAGGGGGTTCACACCTGAGTCTAAAACGGACATCGTTGGTGTGACATGCCGCTTTTGCCGGGTTCCAGTGACGCGGTTGTTTCGCACAACATAGCGGAAATGATCAAGGCGGGTCATCCGAATGACCAGGCAGTTGCGGCGGCGTTCCGGAAGGCCGGCCGGTCGAAGTCCAAGAAAGAGAATGTCAAAGAGGACGACGAAGCGAGCGGCCAGTTTCAGGCGAAGGTCCGGAGATTGCTCGAGCGCTGTCGAAAGGGGAAGTGATGTCTCCCAGCGTTCCGAACACCGTCTTGCTCGCCAACCTTCAGGCCGCACAGCAGAACATCTCGGCGCTGATCGCGGACATCACCGCGAACCCCAAACCCACGTACAACGTCGATGGGCAAAATGTCGACTGGACGACGTACCTGTCGACCCTGATCGAGAAGTCAAAAAACCTCAACGAACTGATTCAAGTCGCCGGGGGGAACTTTGAACTACAAACGACCATGCTTCCGGGCGGGGGCGGGAATAGCGGCGTAGGCGGTGGAATACCGGGGATCTGGTAAATGTCCACCATCCCAAACCTGATGAACGTCTTCGATGACTTCCAAGTTGTCGACCAGCTAGAGCAAGTAACTCTCTTCCGCAAGCAGCCGGACGGGACGTTTGACACCGGGACCATCTGCTACAACGCTCTCCGGCGCGAGGAGTTGATAACCGAGATCAAGGACGGGGTTTACTTCGCAACGCAGGTAGTGACCTGGCACATTTGGGTCGCGGACTTGAACAGTCAACCCCCTCCGAAGATCCGAGACGTCGTGCAGGATGGGAACGGGGTACGCTGGACGGTCAACGAGGAAGTGAAATACTCGACGTGGCGGACTCGTTACCCCTTGCGGACGATTCAAGAGCATTGAGAGTGAAGCTTGTCCGTCCAGTTGACCATCCTGAACGGCATGGTGGCCTACCTCAAGACGCTCACCTGGACGGGTTCCGGAGCGATTGGAACGATTCAGCCCGCGAACATCATGGTCCGGGCGCTACCGGTTGCCGAGCAAGGGTTGGAAGTCCTGCCGGCTATCTGTGTGTGTCCGGGAGAGACGGGACAGGGGGAGAAGGTCGATCAACTCCGGATGGGATCGCACGGGGAGGTCAAAGTCACCTACCGGATTCAGTTGGGCATCGTCATCAACGACAACAGCGGCTGGGATCAAAACCTTCCGCTGTACCTAACCTGGAGAGAGCAGCTACGGAAAGCCTTCCAGGACTGGCAGAACGTGATCAACGGTGTCCCCCCGGTGTGGCAGACATGGGTGCTTCCCCGGGAAGTGATCGACCGGGCCAAGCTGAATCAGAACTACGGGTACATCGTGGTTGCCGTGGACGTGATAACGAACGAGCCGCGCGGCACTCATTAGAGGAATGACATGGCTACCACCGGTCTACCGCTGTCCGGAACAGACGGGGAAGTCTCCGTCAACGGCGTTGAATTGACGATGGACAAGTGGCAGATCAGTTCCAAGACGCCCTCCATCGGCGCCTCGTCCTTTCGGGGCCAAGGGTTCTACGAACAGACCCGTGGTCTCCGGAAAGCCTCGGTCCGGTTCTCCGGGTACTGGGATGCGAATGCGAATCCGGGAGCCAATCCGCCGAACCTGAACGATTCGCAGTTTCTCCAGAACGTGAAGCTGTACATCTCACGGTCGATGGGCATTGCCTACCTCTTCGCGCAGTTCTACGTGGAGGAGATCATTCCGAAGGACGATCTTGAGGGACGCGCGGATTTCGAGGTCGTGGGTTACGGAGACGGGGTTTACACGACGGCCCTGACGTATACGACCACGACAACCACCACGACCACGACGACTACCACGACGCCATGAGGGACAAGTGAGCGAGCTCGGCCAAGCACTGGGGATTGGACCGCCCATCGACTTCGAGGGGAAGACGTACATCGTCACGCCCTTTGACATCGGCCAGGCTGCGGAGTTTGAATACTGGATGGAGGCCGAGCTCTGGCGGTCGGTAGAACGACAACGTAACGCTTCCACGCCTCAGGCTCACCAGGAGCGCGTCGCTGCTACTTTGGAGGTGATTGGCGGGGGCGGGTTGAAGTACGGTACGCAACTCCACGCCAATATGGCGAAGTCCATTGAGGGGCGGACCTACCTCCTGTACCTCATGCTCAAAGTGCGGCAGCCGGACGTTAGTTTGGACGTGGCTCGCCGCATGCTGGACTCGGAAATGAAGGCGTTCTTTGAGGCGTTGCAGAGGAAGATTTTCGACCCAAACTCCTCGACCCCGGAGAAGAAGACTCCGGGGGAAGAAACGGGCGAAAACGAAAAAGCAGCATGACGGCAACGCAGATGGTCGGGTTTCTGGTCGAGCGCTTCCCGAACAAGTCCATCGAAGAAATCAAGCGGATCACTTTCTACCAGCTCCACCGCGTCTACCTCTGCGAACGCGACGACAAAGGCGTTCCCTTGCTTCCAGGGAGGAAAAAGGGATTGTCGGCCCCTACCTACCGCGAGACGTTCTGGAACACCTGGAAGGATCGCGGGGAGACGGAGAAACAGATTGAGAAACGCTGGGAAGATTACGTCCTCACCAATTACGTGAAGCGAGACACCGATGCCCGATCCCGTAACGGACATCGCTAATGCGTTCGACCTGGCAACCGTCGCTCTCAAAGCGGCGACGGACATGATTGCGCTGGCAACGCAACAGTCTCAATTACTGACTTCCGCTCAGAATTCGCAAGTTGCGTCGTTGATGGCTCAGACGACCGCGATGGACTCGGCCACAGGCAGCGTAATCTCTGCGCTCTACACGACTAGCGGTGCCCTGGCTACAGCCACTGCACAATCGCAGGCTCTCGCAGCAGCGCAGGCGGCAATTATCACGCAACTTAGCGGTGCCAACGCGGGAGCGGGCATCTACGGACCGGCCACGTTCGGATTGCAATTGTTTACCCGGGCTGTGAACGATGCGGCGGTTGCGGCGTGGAATTTCACGCAGGCTGCAAACAATCCGCAGAACCCGCCCGGACCTCCGCGCCCGCCAAGTGGAGGCGGACCCAAAGGCCCGGGCGATGCGTTTCTTGTTGCGGCTCAAAAAGCTGCTGCACAGTTCGACGTGGTGAACAACGCGATCTTGGGAGCGGTCCACAATGCCTCTCCCGTTGCCTGGGACACGCTAGGAAAGAGTTTCGCCATCTTGGGCGCCCAAATCGGCAAGTCGTTCATCCCCTACGTTATCGAGGCTGCCGGGTGGCTCCAAAAGGGAGCAGACTACGTTGCCACGATGGACACGGCGCAAAAGTCCAGCATCGCGCGGTGGATCGAGTATGGAGTGGTTGTTCTAGCAGCTGGGAAGGGGATCAGTATCGTCCTATCCCTTCTAACGCCCCTGGCAACGGGCCTGAGGCTCGTGGGAGCCTCTCTGGCATTCTTGATAGCCAATCCGGCCGTAGCTGCTGTGGCACTGTTCGCGGCAGGGCTCGGTTACGTGGCGTATCAAGCCGATCAGGCAGTGGATGCTCTGAGTAGACTCGTACACGCTCAAGACAATTTGGCGGACAGCATCAGCAAAACGGACCTCATGGCCTCAAAGGAATTCCAGAACGCGGCGGCTCAGAAAAATCCAGATGAGCGCAAGAAGGAATTGCAGCAGCAGATGCAGGCTGTCATTACCGAAACCGCGAAGAAACTGGAAGAACTTAAACGTATCGAGTCCGGCGGCATTCTCCAGGACATCCCTCTCCTCAATAAACTCCCGTCCGGGGAAATAGGGCAGGGAATCGGAATAAGTTTGCATGCAAAAGAAATCAAAACGCTATCGGATGAAATTCTCGGCCTCCAGAAGCGCCTTGAACTCCTGAAGGCGACTTACAACCAATTGGTTTTGGGCAAACCTTTCGTACCCGGCCCGGCTGGAGCTGCTGCGGATGCCGAGTTAGAGAAGAAAAAGGCAGCGGCCAGTGGAAAAACGCCGAGCGGTGGCAAGGGTCCGTCGCTTGATGTATCTCACGAGATGCAGCCGCAATACTTCTCCGACTTCGCACAGGCCCGCAAGGCGATTGAGCTCGCGTCCGTGGGCAAGAGTGACTTGGACCGGCAGTTACTCCAGGCCCAGCGCGACGGCAACCAAATCGCCAAGCAAGCGGCCGATGACATCAAGCAGCTCAACGCCAAGACTCCTCCGTTGCCCGGACCGCAACCGAAACCCACGACCATCGGGCCCTGAGAAATGGGTAGCCCGCTCAATACACCCCCGGAAACCTTCACCAACACCTTTTCAGGGGCTACGTTCGACTATTGGCGTTCGGTCGAGGGGCTTGAGTACCCCGCTGAGGCGATGGAGAATGATAACGAGACCATCGACTGGCTTGTGTACGTTGGCTATTCTGAGCGCATTTCCGCTACACAGAATTGGATTGGCTACCCGGTTATTAAAACGGATTACTCGCAGAGTCCTCCCGTCCAGTACATTTCCCGGATCATCCCGTTCGGCAACCCGGAATGGTTGAACGTGGATACCGGCAACCCCTTTATGTGGTGTACCAGGGTTGAGACCAAACCCCACTCGTTTCTGACGGACGACGCCGGGACGAACCCCCTCCCGACAGACGGGACGCCCCCCTTTGACTACGCGAGTCAATTACTGCACTTTGAATCGCCGATGTACGACGTGCGGGACGACAACGATCCTCTCGTGATCGGTCCCTACATCCAAGGGGGAAGTCCCTACGCGGGCTTGCCGGATGAGAGTCTGTTGACCCGCTATGTGACGATCTTGAACAAGCCGAGCGGAGAATACCTCTCTCTTCCGGCTGGGTCGTTCAAGTATGTCATTCAGTCCCCGACAGCGGTCCCCGGACAGCCCGGCATCATTCAGCCCTCCAGCCGGTATGAAATAGCATGGGAGCAAGTCCCCCGTGCGGCGATCGGGATGAAGGCGATCAACAAGACCGCCCCTCCCACGGGGTACTCGATTGACTACGCCATCGGGAAATTGAACCTCACGACGTTCATGGGCTGCCAGCCGGGCACGTTGCTCTGCGAGCCGCCCGCGGTCACGCCGATTCGGTCGATCCAGGGCTTGAAACTATTTCGAGTGGTATTCGGCCTGAAGTATTTTGAGGGAGGCTTTCTTCAGGCGCCGAATCCCAACGCTGGAAAGCTATCCGGGTTCAACAGCGTCTACTACCCGCCCTCAGGGGGAAATCCGGGGTTCTACGCCGAAGTGACGACAGACGGGATGTCTCACTCTCCGGGCGATGACACCCCAACGACGCAGTATCATATCTACCGGTACGCCGAGTTCGCTAATATGTTCCGCGTCCCGGCAGCCGGAATGACACCGAACCCTACCTGAGAGTCTCTATGCGATTTGTCCAACTGCCACGGTTGACGCAGGGGCAACAGAACTCCCCGGACTTCATTGACTTCCTCAACCGCATGGCCGACGCGATTGAGTTGGTCTCCAACATCACCGGCACGCCACCCATCGACGTCTTGGTTCATTCAGGGGGGATGTGCGTTCGTTACACGGGCCCCCCACAAGTGGCGAAGGTGTCTGTTTCGTCGACGGTCACAGTCGACGGCCTCTATCCCTGTACCATCGAGTCCTATAACGATGGCACGTTTTACGCCTTCATCACTGCGGTTACATCGGGCACGAACAATCCCACGATTACGACGGCTGCGGACCACAATTTGACGGTCGGGCAGCTGATATTCATTACCGGGGTCGTCGGCGCGATTCAGGTCAACGGTCCGGCCATTGTGCTTTCGACGCCGACCTCAAAGACGTTAACTATTCAGACGGATTTGTTCACGACCAACTACACCAGCGGCGGAACGATTCTTTCGGTGCCGTCGTGGATGCCAGAGGACGCCACAGGCTGGGTATTCCCCCCTCAGGGAGAGGTTTTGCTGGAGGAGAACTATCCGGCCCTACTGCTCGGCACCCATTCGGACCTGAAGCCAGTATTTACGGTCACGGCGCCGGCGGTGAAGGTGCGGATTCTCGGCGCCGACACAATGCTATTCAGCAACGTAGCGGTTGCGGACACCGGTATCACGGTCTCTTCGCTGCTGCCGTTTATGAACCCGAGTCGGTATATACTCGTCGGCGCCGAGATGATGAACTACACCGGCGCCACCTTCCCCATCGCCTCGGTAGGCAGCAACCCGCTAGGGCAACTCAATTCGCTGACACGCGGGGCACTGGGCACGACCGCGACGACGCACACCATCGGCGATTGGGTGCGAAGCGCGATTTACTTGACGGCCGGCATCGGTACCACGGACACGACGATATCGGTTTACAACCCAACCGCGAGCGCTCCGGAGCAGTTCCTTCCGAGTCAGTACCCTTACTATCTATATCTCGGGAATCAGAACGCCCAAACCGGGGAAGTGATTCAGGTCCAGGCGTTCATTTCCGCGACTAGTGCAATCAACTTGCAGGTCGTTCGGGGCGCTGACGGGAACCCCGCGCAGTCATGGGGAACGAATACCCCAGTGACACTCTGGACGCCTTACAGCCCAACTCCAGGCGACGGGAAGTTTGGCCCGTGGGGACTTCGCCAGGGCGCCGTCACGGTATATATACCGATCATCAACACCGGTCAGTGGATTGACATCGCTACTGTCTTCGTGACCCCGGTCAACACGTTCTCAAACCCCGGCGCCCAGACGCCGGCCTACTTCGCCCCCCTCTATGCCGGGAAGCGATACACGGCGATCCTGGACCCGAGCGGGGTTCCGCATCTTACGAATCCACCGCCGCTTTACGATGTGCAGGCCGAGTGGGAGCCGCCTACGTACATCAGCGGGGGAGGGACGTTCAGCTTCAATTTCGCAGGCTTTTCCCCGACGACGGGGAACGGCATTCGATTCCCCTTGAATGCCGGCACTCCGTCGAGTGGCACCCGAACCGATCAGTGGACCGTCCAACTCCCTCAGAGTCCGGCTACGAATTGGATGGTCCGGGTTGACTGTTACATAGCGGGCGCTGGACCTCTCACCCCGCCTGCCGGATCCTTCGGGGCTATCACTCTCTGGAACATCACCACGAGCACGAACGCGACGACGTTCACCGGGACTGCTCTGGCGACGGAGACGAGCGGCATCCCGAATACGACGCAGAGCGGACTGTTGCCGGCGATCAACTTCTTTGCGATCGGTTTTCTTTCCAGCGGCTCATCCTTCTCCGTGGGCATGCAGAGTAATTACAACTTCGCTAACGCCGTAGACTTACCGACCGGACCTCTCGGAATCGTGACCCTGATTCCGATGGCCACCTTCCCGATTTACAACCCCGCCCAACTCTTCAACCCCGGCTAGTGGGCTATAATTGGTTTGCCCTCTCTCCCGGAGTATCGACCATGCGAAGGATTCTATGGCTCTCCCTTCTGCTGACCGGCTGTAACACCGGACACGGCGAGTCCGTTGTAGTGCAAAATTGCACTCCTGCGGACACCGAAGGTAGCAAATCCGCGCAGGTGTACCGGGGAGGTACACCGGAAGTAGCCCGCAGGTGTGACCCCCCTGCACACCTGAAACCTCCGACTCCGGAAGAGGAGGTCGATCGCTGGCAAACCCTGCAATCTTCGCGGATTTCACCGGCTAGGGATTGGGGCTTTTGGAAGTTCACTACCGGGGACTACCGAGAACAACTGAAGGCGAAGGTAACGAGCCTTCCTCCGATCCATTTCGACGACGCCGGACGGAAGGTGCCGCATCCGATCCGGTTCTACCCGCTTTCGGCGCCCGGATTTCCACTGGTCGAGATCAACGCGGCCGAGCAGTTGCGGCACGTCTACGATCCGTCCAGCCTCGATCAGTTCAGGAAGGACAAGCCCGTTGTCCGTGCCTCACGATGGCTACGCGGCAAGGGAATTGACCTGATTCTGGTCCCAGTGCCGAAGATGACCGAGGTCTACATCGAGCACTTCATCGACGGCGCTCCGGCAATCATCGCGCCGCACGTCCGACAGACGATAGACGAGATGATCGCAGACGACGTGGAGGTAGTGGACCTCTTCCCGTTGTTCCGCCAGCATCGAAAGGAGTGGCTCTACAACACGGTTGATCGGCACTGGTCTCCGGCAGGGCAGAATCTCGCGGCGAAAGAAGTAGCCCAGCGTCTGAAGCGGTACGGTTTTGCCCGGAGAGATTTCGCACTGGAGAGGCAACCCTACACGGTCCTGCCGTCCTTCCAGGCGACAACCGCACCCGGAGCCATGCCGGAGCAAGAGGGCTGGGCATTCCTGACACCCGCTCAGAGGATTCTGGCCGAGAAAGTGCAAACTAGATATTGCGAAGTCCCCATTCCAAACGAAGATGATCCAGCTTCACCGGTTCTCCTGATCGGCAACAGCTACGTCCCGAACTTCCGCGAGCAACTCATCCGGCAGGCGGGTACACTGATACGGACGCACTGGCGCCCGGCCGAGACGACGGAAAGCTTCGCAGACTTCGTGCGAGAGCCGGAGATGCTAGAGGGTGTGCGGGTAGTGGTGTGGGTAACTACCAATTGGCACCTGACCCATTTCAAGCCGTTGCCGGAGGAAGTGCGATGAAGACCACGATGAAAACCGGAGTGGTGATAATCACTGGTCCGATGCGCAAGTCAGTTTGGCCAGCCGTCGTTCAGACTTTTGATCCAATCACCTGCACTTGGAAAGACGGCAAAAAGTGCTGGGCAAAGCATTTGAACGGCGGAATTCTCATGCCTAGCCAGAGATACGCCGGGCTTCGTTCTCGTAAGCGTTCTCCTGGTCGCCGTGCAATCTACAAGTGTTCTTGAGGAAGTCAGATAGATGGGTTGCCCGAAACTGACTCCGTTCCCGCGCCTCCGGGCAGACTCTCCGGAGGCGTTTCGTCGCGCCCGCTTACCACGTCTGTACGACCCCGGTCCGGTGCGTCCCTACCGAGCGGCGGACTTGGAGTACGTGCGGAAGCCGAACTTCGCCGTACAGACGATTGGAGCCACATCCACGAACGGATCAACGGGACTATCGGGTTCCGGCGGGAATACTAATTTCACAGCAAGCGGCACATCGCCAACGTGGGGTGGAACCACGGTAGCAGGGAGTTACCTTGCGCTGGTCATTGGCTGGTCTTCTACTCCCGGCACGGTGACAGTATCCGGCTCATGGGCGATCCACGGGACTATCCACAACGCCGGCAACACGTACCTCTCCATTTACGAGATCGTCAACGCCGCCTCGCAGACATCCGGGACCGGACCTACGATCACTTGGGGAACATCGGTCAATGCTTGTGCCGTGTGCATGATCGAGGTGAAGGGCACGGCGACCAGCAGCCCGCAGGACGGTTCGGATCAGACGGCCAGCGGTGCCACAACAACTCCTGCCGGCGGGGCAATCACGACCGCCAGCGCCAACGATTGCATCCTTTGCGGGCTGAATCAGTCGATCAATAGTGCGGCCACGATTGATACGTGGTCCTCGCCCCTGCCTGCCGGGACTACTCTGATCTCCTCAACGGCATCGGCTGCGGGGGGTACGGGATTCAAGGGAGCCTGTCGGGTAGGGTTCAACTATCAAATTGTGACAAGCACGCAAACCGGTTATACTCCGTCCGTGACATCTAACGGTACGCAGCAGTGGTTCGGACTGACCTACGCCGTGAAGGCAGCCGCAACATTCGTGGGCGACGAAGAGGGCATGACCATTTCCTTCCGACAGAACTGGTAGGCCATGACTACACCGCACGTCCTTGACGATTGCCGCACGAAGATAGCGAATACCTTCGTGGGAGACTGGGAGCTCCCCAGCGGCCGAGTCGTCCGCATTCTACTGGAGTACACTTATTGCTGCTCGTGCGGCAAACTCTATGGCGTCTGTCCTTCCGAGAACATGGTGGACGTGCTCTGCTTCTGCCGGAAGTGCTGGGAGAAGTACGGCGAGGAAATGATCTCCGGATACTACGTCTCCAGTACCGAGCAGTTCTGCCAGGATGTGGGCAATGAACTAATGGAGCGATTCGGCTATACTCCCACGGACGTCGAGATTTTCGAGTTTGCCAAGGATCATCGACTCGGCCCGGCGCTCGAGGCACTCATGCGAGACAGCCCTTTCCCGGTCCCGGACGACAACGGTTTCGGCAATCGCCCGAAACGCTAGGCCCAAATCAGCGTAGGTGTACACCCCTGATACACCCAGCCAATAAGGGACAGTAACGATGGACAATCGGCCCCAAATCAAGTCGGGAATGGCCCGGATTCTGAAGAAGATCGAGGATGATCCGGCCCCGAATATCCGCGTCCACGTCGCGCAGTGTACGCTCCTGCGACCAACCGGGATGGTGTCCGGATTCTGGTCGCGGTGTGTTCAATCCATGTTTCGGGAGAACTGCTCCGGGTGGAGCATTCACTACCTACAGGACGCCAAAGGGGGAGAGATCGCGGAAGGCCGCAACGCCATCGTGGCGAGCGTTCTGGCAGAGGACCGACAGTCCCCGGTGTCGCGTACGCTCTGGATCGACGACGACGTGCTTGTGCAGCCCGGGCTGTCGATGGAGCTTTTGCTTCAGGACAAGGACATCATCTCTGGCGTCTACTTCACGAAGCGCGAGGGAGACTTGTCTCGGCCGCTGATCTACCGGGAGTTGGGGAGCGGGTCCGACACGTTCCGGCCGAATGCTGTCTATCCGGTGTTCGGGCATGGCATGGGTCTGTGCATGATCCGCACGGAAGTCTACAAACGCATGTGGGCGGAACTGGACCTTGGAACGGACAAATACGGCAACCCGCAGTGGTATCGGGAGACGTTCAAGGAGCCGCCGGTCCTCTTGGAAAACGGGGTCATGGACACGGGCGATACGGAGGATATGTACTTCTTGAAGAACGCCCACAAGCTGGGCTATCAGCCGTGGATCGACTGCCGCAAGCACGCCTTCGGGTTTCACCATCAGCCGGCGAAGGTGGAGACGGACAAGTTCGGCCGGCGCAAGGTGGTACAAGAGGAGACCGGCTATCCTCAGGCTCAATATGCCGCATGGGTGGCGGGCGAGAAAATTAGTTGGGAAACGCCCGAAGGCATGATAACTTGGGATTGAACAAAAACGGGACGCTCTGAGCTTCGCAGGCTCTCGGCGTCCCTGGCACCCAACCTGTAACGGAGGCTGGAATGCTTGGAGCGATTTTACAAGATTCCGGCGAGCTTAGGGGCTAGCTTCCGGAAGCAAGGTAGGCCCCGGTGGAGACCTACCTTGGCATTCATCTACCAGATGTGCTGCAAGCAGACGCTCGAAAACATGGCCACTAGCGGGTCCGCCAATACCGAGGTGGATTTCGTGTTCGTGAAGCCCGGCGCGTCGAGAACCGTCTCCGCGCAAAAGGTTAGCGTCCAGGGGAAGGGCGCTCAGCTCACTGCTCTCTCTGGCATTTCTGTCCGCCTGAAACAGTGGACCTCAACAGCCTCGACCACTGTTGCGGGCACTGGCACAACGCCACAACCAAAGAACAATCTCGTACCCGCTTGCGTGGCGACGTCCGGACAAGCGACCTCTGCGGCGTCCAACATCACCAGCGGGACAGGTGGCCCGCAGCAAGTCGGTTATCAGGGTATGGGCGGCTCCGGTCCTGGCGGTAACGCTCCGATCAACCCGGACGATTCGCCGCTCTTGGACGGCAATGCAACGAAGTCTATGGACCTTTTCTCGTCCTGTCCGACCGCCTCGCTCTCGTTTGAGTGGGCGCTGGACATCTCCGAAGCCGGCTCGGCGTGATCTAAAGGGGATCAAAATGGCCTTGACCAAAGAAAGTATTCGCGGCGGGTTTGCGTTGTTCGATGGTCCTTTCAAGGTAGCCATCGTCAACACCCTTCAAGACTCGCCGGAACGGGAGTACGACCAGATAACCGATCACACCGGGCAACCGAAGATGCTCCAGAAGATGCCCAAAGAAGTCGGTCTTCAACGGCCTCACTGGCGCATTCATTTCTGTTCGCCGCAGCAGTCCATCGAACAGCTTCAGGCCGTGCTCGATGCGATTCCCAAGGAAGAAGCAGCCGAGCAAAAGTAACCGCGTCACCCTTTCCCCTAAATGGGCTGGTGATGCGCGATGGAACTGATCTTCAACGTCGACCGGCGTCCGCCTCCTTGGATTGCTATGGAGCAAGAGGAGGAGTTGCTCGGGTTCGCTTTCGCACTGGAGCAAGAGGAGCCTTACGCCCTTCTGAGCTTCCCTCCCGTCATGCAGGTGACGTGGACGCCCAATGTCGTTATGGACGACGAGATCATGGGCGCCCATCTCGCAGCTTTTGCACTGGAACAGGAAGAACCTTCGATACCACTGTCCACGAAAGTACCGTGGTCCCCAAACGTCGTCGCGCAGGAGGAAGAGACGCCGATCGCGTTCGACCAGGAAGAACCCCCGCCTCCCTTGTCGATGGCGATCCCTTTCACGCCAAATGTCTCCCTTGAGCAAGAGGAGGCGATTGCGATTCTCGGTATCGAACAGGAGGAACCCTCGATACCGCTATCGATGGCGATTCCCTTTACGCCTCACGTCTTCGCCAACCGGGAAGAAGAGATAGCTATTCTCGGGCTGGAGCAGGAAGAGCCGTCGATTCCCCTGTTCACCTCGATCATCTGGACGCCGAACGTCTATGCGAACCGGGAGGAAGAGGTACACACGTTCGGCATCGATCAAGAGGAGCCTCCTCCCCCGCTGTCGATGTCCGTCCCCTTCACGCCGCGCAACTTCTTGGACGATGAAATCACCGGGGCTAACTTGGCACACTTCGGCATCGATCAAGAGGAATTCTGGCAACGGCTCACTTCCTCACTCATTTGGACGCCGAATGTCGCTATCGACGACGAAGCCAACGCGCACTTGATTACTGCCGCTATTGAGCAAGAGGACGCGGCGCCGGTCCGGCAAATGTCCGTCGTGTGGACGCCGTTTGTCGCAATGGATGAAGACCCCACTTCGCCGCAAGCAAATTTCGCTCTGGATCAAGAGGAATTTTGGCAACCGCTCACAACCTCAGTGGCTTGGACCCCCTCTGTCGTCTTGGATGAGGATCCCGCCCCTCCCCCATTGTCCGGGTTCGGGATGGATCAAGAGGAGTTCCTCGCGTTTCAGGCGATGAGCGTAGTCTGGACGCCCTTTGTCGTCACAGACGAACATGCGGGCGCCGCACTGGCCTTTGCCTCTCTGGATCAAGAGGACGCGGCGGTCATTCAAACGATGTCCGTGGTGTGGACTCCCACCGTCACCACGGACGATGAGATCACGGGTCACTCGCTGGCAGGATTCGGGCTGGACGAAGAGTACAACTACACTCCGCTTGTGCAGTCGGTGCCGTGGAACGGACTGGCGGTTGTCTCCTTTGCGATTGCCGACGACATTCAGCCCTTCCCGGCGGTTTCCCCACTCGGGCCGCAGTTTTTGATCATTGCCCCGCCGCTTCTTTACAGCGGTATCGGGGTTGGGTTAACATTCACCACCACGACGCAGCCTCTCAACCTAGCTGCCATCGATCCGGGGCTGGTGTTCATCGTGCGGGTGCAGGGGAATAACCAGTGAGCGTCAGCATTCCCCCGGTCCAGATTTATGGCCTTGTGGACTTCAACGGCAACGGCGTTTTCACCCGCACCTACACCGTCTCCTATGCCCCCTTCGTGGAAATCCAGGGCGGCGCCACCATCATCAGTGCCAATGCCGTGGGAGGCTCGGGAATCAGCGCCGTACTAGGTTCTCCCGGCACTACGTCGGTCCCTATCACAATCAGCGGGGGAAGTCTGACGGGCGGGGAGGACACACAAGGCAATCCGGGCGGCCCGAACTACACCGGCAGCATTCAGGTCGTGCTGTCGAACAATGCCAAAGTCGAACAGCCCTACCTCTATACCCTGGTGACGGCGGGGAACGGGCCGGCGCAATCGAACTTTCTGAACTTCATCACCCTCCCAAAGACGCCGTACTACGACCGCTTTTATCAGTTCCCGTTCGGCAAATACTTCCCCGATTGGTCGACGGGGAATCCCATCACCGGCACGCCTACGGTGGTCGCGGACAGCACGGCCGGGGGATTGGTGCTCGGGATACCCACTGTGTTTACCGGGGGCCTGGTGGTGTGCGAGATACGCGGGGGAAGTTTGACGGGTGGTTTGAATAGTGACGGGGTGTACAATCTGATTGCCCGATGCGATTTGCAGGACGGGACGCAACTGGCAATGGCCGGGCAGCTTCAGTTGCTTACGAACATGCCGCTGTGAGGAATACCAATGACACGCGATGAGTTACTCGAAAAGATTTCCAAAGCATGGCCCGCGATTGCGGCTACGTTCCGAGTGCCGTTGCCTCCGAAGTTTGAGACCGTGAAGACGGAGTACATGCACGACTTTGAGAAGTACGGGTGCATCATCGAAGCCACGGACGAATGCTTGCAGTTCGACCTCAGCGATAAGGTCATCAATGAGCTTCATACGGCCGCTCGCAATCTTGGCCGGAAGATTCGCGGCTTGTGGTATGAAGCGATGTCTCTAGACAGTCGAGAGGTTTATCTCGGCCCTCACTGAAGGCATGGATCGGGAAGGCAAGTTGAAGCTAGGCGAGGATTGTTTCCGAGAATCGACCATCGACCTCTGTTGGCTGGAGAACTGGCCGCTAACGTGTGTCCAGGGGCCGCCTGAAATCGACTTCGATACAGGTTTGCCCGTTCCCGGAGCCTCACCCGTCCGCTTCAAGATATCCATTCGCGGCGGGTGGCGATGGATCACTCATTACGAGAAAACGATCCTCGAAATGGGCGGGGTGATCGCTCGACTCATGCTGCCCGAACCGCGACTGTTGCCGATGGACTCGGTGAAGTGGGATCCGATCCGGGAAGGCGAAGTATACCCTCTCATTCGGAAAGTAGGGAAGGACGATTAGAGATGTCCTTTGTCCGTTCGAGTGCAATTTTGCACAGGGGAGGACAAGCCCATGTCCGTCGTGGAAAGCTACTTTGATCAGGCCAGAGCGAGGATGTGCTACGCCTTCCCGGACGGCGATGTCTCGGAAGTCCTTTGGGAGAAGTACCCGCAAGATGCCGGCGTCCGGTACACGTTCACGGTCGACCTCGGCTACCCGGAGCCGGTTGTCGTCCACATGATCGTAACGCGGGAGGACGCCCGCCGGACCAAATCACCCGATCAACTAGCGATGCTGTACCGCAACCGGATCGAGAGAGCACTGGCGGAATTGGGGCGCCAGACCAATCGGAAGGTTTAGGTGTACACCCCCGGTACACCCAGCCTAAAAAGGGACAAGCTTTGTCTATGAACAAGCAATTAACCGTCGCAATGGCCGCATACGGACCCAGCGAAAGCAATAACGTCTGGTTTACGTGCGAGGCGCTTCGCACCTACCACGGATACGACTTTGACCTCGTGGTAGTGAACTCCGGGCCGGAAGACTGCCGGCATATGCGGGCGGTGACGGAGGCGTGTCGGGGCAAATATGTCTGGCGCCCGGACCTTACGGGGACCAGTGCTCCGCGCGATCACGTCTTTGAGTTGGCGCAGACAGAATGGGTGATGTGCATTGACTCGCACATCTTCCTGGTGCCGGACGCGGTTCGTCACTTCCACGGATTTATCGCCCAGTCTCCCAACTGCACCGATATCGTTTCCGGACCGCTCTTCCAAGACAACGGCGAGATTCAGGGCTACAAATGGGGCGGCGATGAGACGTGCGGCCTGTGGGGAATATGGGTCCATCCAGAATGGGAGGAAAAAAAGCGGGCTGCGATGCCCTTTGAAATCCCCATGATGGGCCTTGGTCTCTTTGCCATGCGCAAGGAAGCGTGGCCGGGCTTCAACCCACTCTTTCGGGGTTTCGGAGGGGAAGAAGGGTACATCCATGAAAAGGTACGTCAGCAAGGCGGTAAGGCTATTTGTCTCCCCTGGCTTGGATGGAGACATAAGTTCCGGGACACGAAAGAGGCGGGCAAGGGAGACCCGACGCCGTACCCGTGCTTGATTCAGGATCACACGTTTAACCTATTGGTCGGGCATCGGGAGTTGGGCATCGATGCGGTGGCGAAGATTCACCGTCACTTCGGGGACCGCATGCACCCGCTCATGTGGGCGGAACTGGTCAAGGAATCGGAACGGGTCCAGCCCTTCGGAGAGTGGGCCAGGACACAGACGCCTCTCGACAAGCATTACCGCAAGGAACTGAAGCGGGCGAGCACGATCAACCAGCACATGCCGACGCTCAAGAAGCTGGCCTGTGAGGCGAGCGAGGTAGTCGAGTTCGGCGTACAGACGGCGCAGAGCACGGCAGCCCTACTCGCCGGTCGACCGGAGCGGATGCGGTCCTTCGACATCCAGTACAGTCAGGCGGGGGTGGAAGTGCTCAAGATGGCAGCGCCGGAGACGCTATCCGCCTCGTTCACTCAAACGGACACGCTGTCGCTTGCCCCACAAGCGAGCGACTTGCTTTTCATTGATACGTTGCACACCTGCGAACAGCTCTATCAAGAGCTTTACTTCCACAGCACGCACTGCCGGCGTCGGATCGTCATGCACGATACCGCCATCTTCGGGGATGTCGGGGAGGACAAGGGCCCCGGACTCCGTGAGGCGATCCGGAGATTCCTGAAAGAAGCGGGGAACTACGGCTGGCACGTCATGTCGGACACGGAAGTCTCCTGCGGCCTGACGGTGCTCTCCAGCGATCCGAAAGACCCCTGGCAATATCCGGACTGGTTAGGCGACCTCATTCCGAAGCTGAACATTCTCGGCATCTGGTACACGAACAACAAAGCGCCCGCGAGTTTGATGAAGAGGTCGCTCCAGTCCATCGAAAAGGCGGGCAAGTCGTCGCGGCACAACGTCAATCTCACCGTCTCCTGCTGGGACACGGTAGAAGGACTGCCTCCTGGAACACCCTACGCTTTCGCAGAGGACCGCAACGGGAATCACGTCACCATCACCCGGCAGATGAAGCAGTGTCTAGACCTCGCGGAAGGCTGGCCGTGGGAGATAGTTTGTTTCTTGGAACACGATACCCTCTATCCCCCCGATTACTTTGACCGGGTGGGGAGAGCGTTCCTTGAAAACCCCTCTGCGCCCGTGGTCAGCAACATGGACTACGAAGGGCTCAACGCAACCGGGTGGTTAGCCGTGCGCGAACGCCATGAGCCGATGCACCAGCTTTCTTTGCGGAGAGACGTGGCGATCGAGAACCTTGCTCGGTGCGAGCGAGACTTCCTCGCGGCCGTGCCGGGGACTCTACTGGAGCCCCAGAGCGGACCGGACGGGGACCGATCGAACTGGGCACGGATTCCGTACACCGGGGCCATGCCGTCCATCCATGTGAATTTCCACGGACGCTTCACCTCGCATGGGGAGGTGGTGTACGAGCAAGATTCACACGGAAAGGTGATGCACCGCTTTTGGGGGTATGCCGGGGACTACTGGCCGGGAGACTTGGACGGCAAGGTTCCCCCGCTGGTCGGGCCGAAAAACGGCTGGGGAGTGCCGGCCCTCTTGGACCTCTATGGAAGGGTCTTTGCCGAGCACGCGGACAACGGCTGGCAAGATGCGATGATGCGGCTCCGCAGGATTTCAGCGGGACAAAATCACGTCACGTTGATTTCCGGGGGACCGACTCCGGCGTTCATTGCCCTGGCAACGGGACGGCCGAAACAGCTTTTGCACGTCTGCCCCGGGGGAGACCCGAGCTGGAATGCGTTCCTGTCCAAACACGTGTCAATGGGTCAGAACACGACCCTAAAGACCAATCCGAGCCTGGACCCGTTCTGGCTGGAAGACACGGACGTCACGCCTACCGATGTGATGGTGTTCTCGGATACCCCGGAGGCGGATCGGTTGCAGGCCCTTCTGGTGCGTCATGCGGCGAAGTCCCGACAGAAGGTAGTGATTTGCCTCACCCCGGAGATGAAGGAACAGGAAGGGGCGGAAGCGTGGTTACAGTCGATGCCGGAGTGGGGACGGAAGGACGCCCCGCACGGGATCCTAGTCTTTCAGAGGGTAGGAAACTGAATGGATATTCCCCGAGTCGATTTTGACTGGGAGAACTACAGTGGCGAAATGGTTTTCCATTTGCTCGTCACACCCAAAGACCTCTTGCAATTGAAGCGAGAACTGCAAGAGCGCGGCTCGCCCGACATTTTCATTCCCAACTACAAAAGTGGAGGCGTGCTTGCCTTGCAGTTCAAGGCATTGCGGGTGATCGGTGCGGAAGAAGGATTTTTCAGAGTTGATTCGGTTTACGAGGATAAGGCATGCGCGTCTTAGAGAGCGGTGAAACTCCCTTCCGCTGGTGGCGACTGGCGGATGTCGTTGGTGGCGACGATATCATACGTGCCGCTGTTGCAAATGTTCCTCCCGAGACGTGGCCTTGCTGGGTGAGATATTCCAATGACATCGAACGGGGGAAACGCACGACCCGTGAACTCGGAAGTCAGCACTATGTCCTCAGAAACGTGGCTGATAGGGTTAATTCTTCGTGGCAAGCTTTTGAGTTCGGCCGATTGATAGGCGATCCGACAGCGATTGTTCCTGATCCAGACTATCACGGCGCCGGGTTACACATCACCGATCCCGGCGGCTGGCTTCAGGCGCATGTGGACTACGAACTTCATCCCCGGCTCAATGGCTGGGAGCGGCGTCTAAACCTCATTCTCTGGCTCAATGAGACGTGGAAACCGGAATGGGGTGGGGCACTAATCCTCTGCGATGGTATGGGGGAGCGGAAGCAGACTTTCTACCCGATTCCCGGCGAGGCTATCTTGTTTGAGGGTGGCCCTGACTCCTACCACGGGGCCATGCAAACGTCACAGGATGCCCCGCCACGGGTCACGCTGGCCGCGTACTACCTTGCCCCGGCTAGACCGTCCGCGACCCGCCGCAGGGCGTGTTTTTTCCCAAACAGGGATGCTCCAAATTGCCCCCGTGAGGTGCGGATACCTGTAGGTGTACCGGGGGTGTACACCGGGGCCGTTTCAACTCAGGCGGCGCTTTAGTTCTAGCGTTTTGGTGTCCTTTAATAGTAGGATGATTGCACAACTGGATGGTTAAGCGTGCAAGCCGTCCTACAGTGGCACGGGGTATGCGTGATAGTAGAGGGCGCCCTTCCTCTACTCCGGAGACGACGATGGGGCTTCAAGAGTGGATCCACTACGCAACGATCTTTGGGCTTATCGCGCCATTCTTTGCTGCGCTATACTACTTGCGCTGGCGCCAGTCGTGGCGGCGTTCGTCCACGTCACCTGCCCCAACGAGGTCAACACCGTCTCCAATCTCGCCACCGGAGCCCTCCTTGCCCTTATCACGCCCCGCGCGGGAAACGGAAAAGGCTCAGGAAACGGTAACGGCAACGGATCAGGTAATGGACCACTTCCTGCGCCGGCAACCAGAACATGACTGCCCGTACATGGACGCGAACCAACATTGCACCTGGCCGGACCACAAGCGGCGGGTTGAGGCACGGCGGGAGCGGATGAGTCTGCCGACTGTCTGAGAAATGGCAAAGCCAGTGAAAGTAAGCGGGAGAATCGCCGTGACGGATTCGGAGGCGCATACCATCGTCCAGGGGGCGGCTCGCATACTGATCGAGGCTGTGCTTCGAGTGATTGAAGACGACCCGCATCAGTGGAGCAACCGGCTGTGCGCCTCGTGTCGCGCCGTGAGTTCCGTGGTGGGCAGGCCCTTCGGGTGCGAGGCGAAGCATCAGGCGGGCAGGGGAAGGAAGAACGGCCACTAGCGGGAGGCGAATTAGTGGAATGGCTCCCGGTCATACAGACTGTCGGTATACCCTGTGCCATTCTGGCCGTACTGATTTACGGCGTCTGGCAGGGATCAAAAGCTATCATGCGCGACGTTATCAAGGTTCTGGTCGCGGAATATGTCTTGACCCTGAAGGAACTCCGGGAAGCCTACAAGTCGCTGGCAAAGGATTCCTCTGAGATTGCCAAGGCATATATCGACATCTCCAAGCGCATTGGAGGGCCCAGTGCCTGAAATCGGGTCGATTCTGCAAGCGACGACGCTTCTGATACTTGCGATCATCGGGATCGTCGCGTGGCGTTTATCGGTTGCTTGGCGTCAGGCCGTAAAGCCGATTGCTCGTGGCGTACCCCGTGATGTAGCTGATTCCGATGAAGCCCGCGTGATGATCAATCCGGACGGTGTTATCCTAGATGTCTCTCCTCCTGTCCTGCCAATGTTCGGCTACACACGGGAGGAATTGATCGGCCAGAATGTCAAGGTACTCATGCCGTCACCCTACCGAGACGAGCACGATGGCTACCTTGCTCATTACCGGGACACTGGGGAGCGGAAGATCATCGGCATCGGGCGAGACGTTCAGGGCCGACACCGTTCCGGGCAGCAATTTCCGGCACGGCTGACGGTGAGCGAGGTCAAGCGGGCCGATGGGTCGGTGAGTCACTTCCTGGGTGCTCTAGAGGAAACGACGCGCCGGGAATGGGCAAAGGAGAAGGCGCGGGCCGATGCTGCCTATGGTGGCATTGCGGAATCTCATCCTAAGACTGGCGGTGTACCGTGACGCTAACGGACTTCTTCTGGCTCAATGTCGGTGCCACTCTAATGTGGCTTGCGATGTCCCTACCACACTTAATCCGAGAACACTCCATCCCGCTGTGGGTGCGAAAGGCGGTGCGAAGATGGGAATAGTCATTTTGGTCTGTTTTGTGATGGTCATGTTTCTGTGGCTGCTCTCGCTGTTGGGAGCCGTGCCCAACGCGCCGAACTACTCACCGTGGCTGGCTTGGTTTGCCTGTCTCTTTCTTGGTCTCATCGTCTTCATCGGAGTGGGTGGCTGGTCCCACTTTGCGCCATGAGCCAACGACTCCACGAGCACGAGTGGGAAGGCGGCAAGTGCTCTCTTTGCGGCATGCCCGATCCGCGTTGGACCGCCGGGCCACGAATTTTCAGATACGAAGTCGATCGCTTCGACAATGCGATGACCCTGATTTTTCTAGCGATAGGACCGATAGCTTTCGTGGCTGCAATCGTGCTACTCATCATCAAGGCCATCTCGCCATGACTCCCGAACGCGACCTCTTAGACATCCTGCGCGACAAGGCCGAAGTGACAGGCCGGATGTACCGTCGTGCCGCATCGGAGCCACAAGGCGTTGAGTCTCAAGACACCATTGATAAGCTACGTCTCTCGTGGCTGGAATGCGAGGAAGCCGTGGCGCGGGAGATACTGAGGAAGTCCCCTTCACCCGGCGGTGCGTCCTAGGCTCATCCTCGTGGGAAGGGTCTTTTCGACACGGACGACCGCCGGGCTTTAATCAATCGGAGAGTATATGTCCGCTCAGAATGGCCAGTCTCTTGAAGTGCGTGCGACCAACTACGAGACCATGCGGCACATCGAACAGGTTCGCCGCTTTCTAACCCTGTTCGTGACCGAATTGCTTGACCGCGCCATGCTGCACGATCAGTCGAAGATGGCGACTCCAGAAGCCGAGATGTTCGCGGAGTTCACATCAAAGCTGGCCGCGTCCACCTACGGCAGCCCGGAGTACGAAGGCTTTCGGGCTGCGATGGGTCCGGCCCTGGCTCACCACTATGCCAAGAACCGACATCACCCGGAGCATTTTGCGAACGGCGTGGACGACATGAACTTACTTGACCTCGTGGAGATGTTCTGCGACTGGAAGGCAGCGACGTTACGGCACAACGACGGAAATATCCGGAAGTCCATCGAGACGAATGCCAAGCGGTTCGGCCTGTCGCCGCAATTGGTGCGGATTCTGGAGAATACGGCCGATTTCGTTGACGGTTAGCGTTCACTGTTGACCCCTCACCACCTGATAGGAGAAAAGCATGTTGACCGCGAAACATCTGTCCGCCAATGGCCTTGACCCAAGTGCGGCGGCGGCCGTGGCCAGTGCTACATCCGGGTTTACTTGGATTCAGTGGGTTCAATTGGGACTGGCCATTCTCCAGCAGATCGGCGGCGTCATCGGGAAGCTTCCCACGGGTACGACTCCCACCGGACCGTGAAATCCCTTGCTTCCCCTCCCGGCGAGAGTTAGACTTTGTGCGTCCTGCAATGCTTAGGGAGCGTGTGCAGGATGGTACTGTCGAGTCCGGGGGCGGTGTCAGTTCCTGGAGGATTGGCGCCGCCCTTTTACACTGATAACCCACACCCTAACGATAGGATGTAGTGCCGGCTCGGCTTGCGGGGAGTTTGGGTTAAGCGTCTGCAGCGCTCCCGATAACGAACCAAGAGCGGATGACCCGGAAACGTCCAAAAGTCTAGCGGCCGGCTCCCTCAATCGCGGGGGAGCCGGCTTAGCGGACTGAAACCTTTCACCTCTGAGGTAATCCATGAAAGATAAGCGTTGGCTCGGTCCATCGGTTCTGTTCGCCGCAACCATGATCGGCCTTGGCTTCGTCTACGGCTTTCAGCCTGCCGCCCCTCCCATTCGCGCCGACAAGCCCGCAAGCAAGATCCACACGCACTACCGCCGACCGGGCATCCGCGCCCATGTCACGGGCACCTCGTACACGCCTCCGGGGGTGGCGGCGAAGTACAACTTTCCGAATGGCGTTACGGGACACGGTGCTCTGGTCGGCATCATCGAATTAGGGGGAGCGTACAACCCTAGCGACATCACAACGTACATGGCTGGGCTTGGAATTAGTCCGACTGGCGTCTTGCAAGTCATTACTGTTCAGGGCGCAAGACCACCGACTAGCGACGGGCCGACCGGTGCCGATGGCGAAGTGATGTTGGATGCAGAAGTGATCTACTCGATCGCTCCTGGCGCCAACATCAACATGTACTTCGCAGACAATACCGCTGCCAGCTTCCTCGCGGGATGTCAGCAGGCACGGCAAGACGGTTGCAAGATAATCTCGATTTCCTGGGGAGGTCCGGAGGCAGGCTACTCTGCGGCGGAACTACAGGCGTTCAATACCGAGTTTGAGACAGGAGCGAACAGTGGTGTCAATTACTTCGTTGCGGCTGGGGATAACGGCTCCAACGATGGTACGACAGGTCTCGCAGTCGATTTTCCTGGTAGCTCGCCGTGGGTCATCTGCTGCGGTGGAACATCCCTCCCGGCGAGTGGGGCCGAAACGGTCTGGAACAACGGACCAAGCAACGGAGCTACGGGTGGCGGTATCTCAGCCCACTTCCCTAAGCCCGCCTGGCAGACCGTCCAGCCCTTCGGAGTAACGAGCACTGTCGCCAACCGCATGTCGCCGGATATTGCTGGCAACGCGGACCCGGACACCGGGTATCAAACGCTGGTGGATGGCACGTCGGGGACCATCGGCGGGACATCCGCTGTCGCACCGCTGTACGCTGCGATGACGGCCCTCTATTGGGAGAAGCTCGGCAAGGCACCGGGTTTTCTCGGACCGCAACTCTACGGTGTGGTGAGTCCGTACCAGAAGGCTTTCATCGACATCGTTCAGGGGAACAACGGCAACTACAAGGCAGGGACAGGCTTCGACTGCGCGACCGGTATCGGGCGACCGGACGGCGCGAACTTGCTCACGGCTCTTGGCGGTCCTAGCGGTGGAGGAGGGGGCGGCGGGCCCACGGCAACACCAGCGTTTACCCTGAACTTCCCGACCGCAGTACCGGCCGGCGCGACGTTCCGGATTCGCACGTCAAAGGCAATCGCCAAAGGTTTTTACAACGCCTTCCCGGTGACGGCACCAGCGGTGGAAGTTGAAGTGGAAGCCGTGGCGAAGTAATAACGGACCTCGCTTGTCGCCTGGAGTGCAATTTTGCACTTGAACGGACACGGTAGGTAGCTTATTCGCGCAGGTGTGAGGGGGTTCACACCCGCAGGTGTACCGGGGCGGTACACCGGAGACTCCTGAGGGCACCGAATGCGTTGGCTCCGGTTGGCTCTGCTCTGTTTCGCCTTGTTCGCCGTCGTTTTCGCTCAATCTCCCGTCCAGCCCTCCATTCCCACGAAGGGCAAACCGCCCGATCCTCCCGCAGAAGACGGGCCTATCAAGCCACACGCTACAACCGATTCAGGAGTGCGGGAGGCTCTACGTGATATCGGGATCGAGGCTGTCTTCGGTGCGGGTCCAGTCACGCGGTATATCTTCATCGACGACACCGATGAGGAGTTGTTCAAGGCCACGGTCCTAGCGCTGCACTACGTTCTGCGGGCGAGTCATCCGATCCACTACACGGCGATACCGGGACCGCTCTCGGTCATCATCCGGGTGGACTTGAGCGAGTCTTACCCTGGAGAAAAGAACCTGGCGGACGTGTTGAAGGTGTGGGAAGGATTCCGGTTCGACCCGCAATTCAATCTCCTGCTGACGCCCGATGTCGTCGAACTCTCGGCGTTCTCGGTCAAGATTCCCGATGAGGCGAAAACGGGGGAAACGCTACGCTTCAACGCTCCCGACCTCGATCAGCAGCAGTACGAGATACTCAAAGCGGTAACTGGTAGTCAGGCGCCGATCGTTGACTACCGCTATTTGATCTTCCGCGCCCTCTCCACGATCAAAGATGACGGGCCGTACCGTGATATCTTCGGAGGGCTGTACTATGACCTGCGAGGAATCAAGAAAGCCGATGCCGAGCAGAAGAAAAAGGGGGCGACCGACCAAGACGTTTTCTTTGAAACTCTCGGTGTCGGGAATATTGCTGCTGGGGAACCTTACGAAAAGCTGCTTGACCGAGTCCGAGGGGATCTTCGTCCGTCTCTGTTTATATCGGACGTTACGGGCCATCCTCGCTCCGTTGTTGCCTTCCACACACCCGGAGAGCGAGAGGGAGGATCCTGGGGCGCCGTCACCTGGGATTTGAAGCGAAAGAGCATCGACGTTCGACAACACCCGGTACTCTCGCAGATCAAACCCAAGATCGACGCGCAGGAAGCGATCTTCGGCACGGCGGTTCTCCCGATCTTCGCCCTGTTCGACGGCAAGGGGAACTTGCTGGAGAAAGCCGACGCGGACGTAGTAGCAGATCGCACCGCACAGGCACCGCACGATACGGAGTTGCAATCAGCGATATCGTGTATCAGGTGTCATTCGGAGGAAACTTGGAAGCCGCTCCGGGATGACATTGCCGGATTGCTGGAAGCCGATAGGGTGCGAATCTTCGCGGATGTGCAATTCTCAAACGACTTGGCCGACAGTCAGGACAGAGTTTTGGCCCTCCATTCGGTGATACCGGGCCGTCCACCGGGTCCGAGAACGCGACAGCAGCGCATCCTCGACAAACTTTTACAGAGGGAAAGAGACGACTTTGGGCAAATGGTCGCAGAAATAACCGGCCCGTGGAAGCGACTGACCGGACATCAAGAGGATGTCGGGAAAGTGGCGACAGCCAAGATCGCATCCATCTACGCCGACTTTTGGTACTCGCCAGTGTCAGCGCACGAGGCGTTACTCGACATTGGTCTATCCGTCCCCCCCGCGCGATCGGCGGACGTTCTGACGAAACTGCTGGCCGAAGAATCGGGCAAGGTTCTCGGCGTGCAGTTTGAGGACATCCGTCTGACCCAACTCGCGGCGGGCGGAAAGATAGGCCGAGCGGACTGGAGTCTCATTAGATCATTCGCTGCCGGGCGAGTGAATGCAGGGGTGGCGAAGCTACTCAAGCCCTAGGCAGATGGGTCCAGTTCAGGTGTCGGATGATCCTACGGATTGTTTTCTCTGTGACGCCGAATTCAGCGATGAGTTCCTGAAGGTTGCCTTTGGTCGGAGGAATATAGCGACGGCGAATCTCCATTACTTGCTCAGAGGTCAGCTTGGCCGTGTTGATCCGCTCGCCCTTGCAGTTCCTTTTCTTGGCCATCTTGTCAGCGATGTTGTCCAGTTCCGTTCCGATGAACAGGTGGGACAACCGGACGCATGAGGGATTGTCGCAGTGATGAAGTATCTGAAGGTTTTTGCCAATAGGACCATGAGCCTGTTTCCAGACCCAGCGATGGGTAAGGACGCCTTTGCCGCTGTCTCGGAATTGCCCATAGCCATCCGTCGTTTTTCCTCGTGTCCATACCCAACAATGACCGAGTTCTGGCCTATGGGGCGGGATCGGACCTTTCTTGTCCACGTAAGACCAGAATCGTTCCCGAATTCGTTCGGGCCGAACTTCCCATGCTTCCTTGCATTTACGAGAACAGAACTTACCAATGCCGGTTTTGATTTGATAAGCGGTCGCCAGAACGGTACCGCCGCATTGAAGACAGGGGATGTCGGTCTTGATACGATGATGGGACATCGGGAAGTCTCCTTTCCTGGTGTCAGGGAGCGGCGTGCTGACACACGGCCGCTCCATCATTTTAGTGGAAATCTCCAGAGAGAGTAGCCATAATGCGTGCGGGCCGGATCAACCATAACATCGCTAGACTACTGGCTGAGCAGAAGGGGAAGCCGTGATGGACGTACAAGCCGGTTTGGCAGCAATGAAGGGCGCCGAATGGGTTCTTTTCGGGGTTTTGATACTCTGCACGGTTGTTTTCCCGCTAACCTTGCTTTTCAGTTACTTGTCTGAGAAATATGAGGCTAAACGTAGACTTCGCAAAGCTGCTCTAGAGATAATCAACGGCTTGAGGGATGGCACAATAGTTCCAGACGAGCCATTATCTCAACGGTCTAATTTCACGAAAGGAAACCCATGAAACTCCTCTCAGGCACCGTCGCCTGCCTACTGCTGTTACTCATCGTCGCGCCATCTCCGGCAAACGACCCCTACCCGGAAGAAATGGACGGTCGCACAACGGATCGTGGCTACCGATACCACGACGGGTACTGGTGGAAGAATGGCATCTCGTTCACTCGGCACGGCGTCTACGAAACCGCCTACCGGTCCTACGGCTGCTGCGGACAGACGCAAGCGTACCAGCGGCTAGTTCGGGTGGACTATGAGCCCTACGTAGTTGCCGCGCCTCCCTATGTCGCGCCGTTGCCTACGGTGAAGTACACGCCCAACTGGCAGACCGAAGCCCTGAAGACGATGGCCAAGCGGGATGACCTGAACGCCTTCAGCAACACGGTCCAGACCCTTAACGCGACCGCGATCCAGGGCACCTATCCCAGCGTCACGGCTCACGGCACCTACGCCGGTGGCTACGGCGTCTCCGGAACGACCCTGTACGCACGCGGCGGCTACAACGCTCTGACGAGTCAGCTTTACTCGACGTTCGACCTCAACGGGGCCAACATCCAGTACGCCCAGGCCACGAATAACCTCATCCGGGCAGCCAAAGACGCCCACGGTGACTTTGGGCAGATTACTTCCCAATTCAACGAAGGGGCGCGGCAGGTGGCGGTTATCCAAGCCCTCGCTTCCGGAAGTCAGCAACCGCCCGTCTCGGCGTCTACCTCGTTCCAAGCCGCCCCTACCGCTCCCGTTGCACCAGTGGCCCCACAGGCTCCGCAGACGCCTCAAACCGGCCCTACGATGCCCCGGGCGCCGGAAGACGTTGGCGCGGCCTTAACGGCGGTCTGGCAGAACCGGTGTGCAAGTTGTCATACCGGAGCGCAGGCACAGAAGGGATTCACGTTCCAGACCTATCAAGGGTTGAGCCGGCAGGCCAAGATCGACAAGGTTTGGATGCGGCTAGTTTCGGAGGATTCGGCGCGATTGATGCCTAGAACAAAGGATGGCGTTGGGCAGAGGCTTCCGGATAGTGAGTTGGCCATCTGGCACAGCGACATCCTTAACATGCCAAGTCCGACTCAGAAGCAGTGAGGTGTATAGTAACTGTATAGCCAGAAAGAAAACTATACAGTTGCTATACAGGTCCAGCGGCACCGAAGTAGCGTACCTTTCAGGAGATATCATGGCAATTGGCGTGAAGAAACGAACCGGAGCCCGAATGATGCGTCAACTGGCTCGGCAATCGAAGTGCCAAACAGGACGCCGACCGAACCGGTACAACCCGAACAAGCCGGACTACAAGGCTGTCCACGGCATACTCGGGTCGCTGGCGTTTCTGAACCGGTAGAATTGAGTCACTTTCCCACAAAGGAGAATCAACCATGCGTAAACTCGTTCTGACCCTTCTGGTCCTGTTCGCCGTCTCCCACTCGGCCGAGGCTGCCAAAGGCGTTGCCAAGGCATCTTTCCGGGGCCGGGGCTTTAGAGGCGGCTTTGCCGGTGCCGGGCTCGGTTTCAACCGGTTCGGCTTCGGTGGATTCGGCGGGGACTTTGGCGCCTCGTTCATTCCGGGGTTTGGCTTCGGTAACGGAATCGGCATCAACACGTTCGGCAGCGGTTTCGGAGTCAACGCCTTCGCCCTCCAGCAGCCCGTGATCGTGCAGCAGGTTCCCGTGACGGCCAGCTTCAGCGCCTTCTCGGCGGGTAGCTGCGGCGGGGTCGGAGCAGCCATTGAACCGGGCTTTGGCTCGGCTTTCGGTGCGAACAGCTTCGGTAACGGATTCGGAGGTGGCTTCAGCAACTTCCGCTTCCGTGGTCGTGGTCGTTTCTAACGGGTCCACTCCCGGAGCCGGGCGCTTGAACTCACCCGCAGTGGCTTGTTGCCACTACTTTGAAAGCCGGTTCCGGGAGTTTTGAAACAGGAGCGGCCGTGGAAGAGAAACCCTGTTGCTCGCTCCGCATCGACTTGTACGTGCATTTTGTACAACCACCGCCGCGTGGAATCTCCAATTTCACCGGCCATCAAGTGAAAGGAAAGAACATGGCCGCAGACGCAGTATTCCAAGGCACCGAAGACGTTGACCCGAACGCCGTCAAAGGCGTGACGAGTTTCTTGCTGAACGGGACTCTCAGTCCCAGCACCTTCACCCGTACCATCGTGCCCGGGCAAACGTCGCCCGCGATCAGCTACATGGGGTCCACCCCCACTCCTCCCGCACTCGTGGCCGGAGACAAGGTCCAGGCCAGTGACGTGACCAGCGACAACCAGAATCCGCCGCTGTCGTCTCCGGCGATCCTCAGCAACGTGGTGACGATTCAGGCGGCGCAACCGGCGCCGACGGGAATAACCGGCTTCGTCGGGAAGCAGGTCGGGGCACCTTGAACCACTCCGGCGCCCGACCTCCAACTCGGCGGGAAAACCGATGCCTTGCAGTTTTCGAGGGCGCCAATGGGCCGGGGTCACTCCCGGCTCTTCTTACTTAGAGGGATAACGCATGATTGATTCTGAAATCGAAAGGGAAGATAACCAAACCGAATTGATCTTCATGTCCGATCCACTCGTGCGCGAGGTACTAGAAAGGCGCATTTCGGCTATTCTTGCGGACACATCAAAGGAATCGAATTGGGAAGACCTATTTGCAGAAGATGCTATATCCTAAATCGGCAAGTCGGCGGGCATTGTGCCCGCCCATTCCCTATCCGTCAGCGGTGGCGAAGTTTGACGGCCTAGACACCGCCGAACGGAGCACGAGAATTCGTCCATTGTACAATGAATAGGATAGCCTCACAATGCCCTACCCCTACTTCACCGCCCCGCCCCCGTCCGGAGACACAACCGGCGCCACGGACACGGCCCAACTTCAGGGCGCGATCAACTCCACACCGGATACCGCGTGCCTGCTCTTTCCCTGCCCGGCACCGTACTACATCAACGCCCGCCTCAATGTCTTCTCCCGCGCTGGTCTGCGTCTCCTGTCAATGGGGTCTCCGGACACGCTCGGCATCGGCAAGCGGGGCACTGAGCTAATCTGGAAGGGTCCGGTCGGCATCGACTCGGCCCTGTCGCTGAACTACGCTCACCGCTGCTCAGTGGAAGGGATAGCCCTATCCTTCGATGGGAGCACTACGCCGCCTCTCGCTGGCCTGCGCCTCGACCAGTGGCCGGATCCCACGATGCCGAAGCCTACGATCACGACCACGACCGCCTGCGAGGTCACGCGCTGCCTGGTGACGGCTCCGGTGTCACCCCCCGGTACACCTGCGACCTTCCAGTGTGTCAGCCTCGCGCAAGTCTCTCAGCAGAACGTCGATTTGATGACCTTTGACCGCCTGGTGTGCCAGGGGGGCGCAGTGGGTGTCTGGCAGGGCAGCAACAGCAACGGCAAGGGACAACTCGGGCGCCGGTGCCAGTTCAACAAGTGCGGCACTGCGGTTCACTTCCTCTCCGGATCCGGAGCCTGGGAGGATTGCACGGCTCAGAGTTGCGGCGTGGACGTGCAGAACGATGGCGTATCGGACTTTTGGGTAGTGGAGCGCTGGAACTCCGAAGGCGCTGGCATGGCCATATCCGTGCAGGGATCGTCTGCCATTGCCGCTGTCCGCAATAGCCGGTGGGGAAATATGACGGGACCGGCCGCAGTGTGGCACCGCAATCTGCCGGGGTTATTCTTGGAAGGGAACTATTTTCAAGGCGCCTGGAATGGAGGCGTCCCATTTACGGCGCCATTCCAGCTTCCGCCGGCCGGTCAGGCACCGATCACGGCGACGAAATTGCATTGCTCCGGGAATCGGTGGTATCAGATGCTCCCGAAGTTAACGCAGCAGTTCGGGATATGCAGCATTGGTATGCCCGATAGTGAGACTTAAACAGAACGGCCCCCGGCAGACTCGATTGCCGGGGGCCGTCGCTACACTAGATTGCCTTTGTAGTCGTAATGCATTCCTTGAAAATTGACATGATCGGGCACTTCCACATCACCTCCTTTTCTTTCGCTTGCGGATCATTTCCAGAGCCATCTGGTAGCCACACAGGCGAGCGTAGAACACTGGGCTAGGATCGTACAGTGGCCAGCGGGCGCCGCGCCCACAACCGCAAGCACACTTCGGGCGAAGCTTGCGAGGAGTTTTATCGCCACGTTCTTTGCGTTCTAGATACTGGCGCCGGCGTTCCGCGCGTTCCTCATTCTCATTCGTGCGCTCTTGCTGCTCAATCTCTTCGGAGGTTCGGATTCGCAGCAGTGTCAGTTCGCTCATGGCTTCATCTCCGGGAACAACTCTTTCTGTCGTGCCACTGAGACACACCCTTTGACTGGCATTTCTCGCGCGGGCAGCGGATCGTAATCCCGTCCTGCTCATAGTAGGTTTTCATCTTCTCTCCCTCAGTCAGACAGGAACCCCGCGCAGGTGTGAACCGGGTATACACCCAGCGGTCACTGCCTCGCCGCGAACCACGCCCGCGCCTGCGTGCGAAGTACGTGCAGAGCTACGCTTAGCCGTTCATCGCCATCATCGAAGTCTGCCAGCTTTCGCAGGATCGCCTCGGCGCCGTCGAGACGGCTGGCCTTATTACAGAGTTCAACGAGACTTTCTCCGACGCAGTACCGATTAGTAGTGAAAGGATATGGGGAATCGTGAGCAGTTACGGCCGCCAAATCCCTGCCGTTGGCGTCAAAGATGTGCAAGCCTTCGTGCCGCAATGGAAGGCGAATGTGCGTGTTCTTGTCGCTCGCCGGCTCTTTGTGCTCTACGTTCGCCGGCTTTACAGCCTGAGTGTAGACCCATCTCTTACAAGGACATCCTCCAGTGGTACACGCTCCGGTGGGACCGTGACAGTCGAGAGGATGCCAGCAAGCGCTACACAGTGGCTTGTGCTCTACGTTCGCCATTGCTCATGTACCTCGGGGTTAGGCGTGGGGTGGGGCGTCGGGGAGAGGAAGATTGCCCATTGGCTTCCAGTGCGTAGGTTGTGGCCTGAGAGTACGGCCCTCATCGTCCACGAAGCGATCAAGTCGCCCTTGGCACTCGCCGAGTTCGATGTATTGGCCATCGGATAAGAGCACTCTTTCGCCGAATCCGGGGTGGTTGTCCTCGATCAGTTGCCACTCCTGCCGCTCCGCTTCCAGTTCGGCGACTCGCTGAGCCAGAGAAATAGCCTTGTCAATCTGTCCCTCAGAAGCAGCCACCCGCGCCGCAAGCCGACAACCGATGGCATGCCCCTGGTCGTGGTATTGGTAGCAGCACGGGCACTGCGAGTCACGTAACGCCACACCATCGGTGTTCCATTCGATGTCGTGGAAGAGAAGCGAGTCCGTGTCGCGCTGGGCTTCCAGATCGGCGACGCGGGCCTTGAGCCGCGTCACTTCTTTCGACAGGGAGACTATTTCTGCGCCCATTTCATCCGGCATTCGACTTACCCTCCAAAAGCTGAACCCTAGAATCGAGAGCACGAGCAATCCGAACATTCTCTAGAATCTTAGAAAGGTTACTTAATCGCTCTCTGACTGACTCGTCCCACTCGCTCCAATCTGTTCCGTCTTGGTGCCAACCATCGAGCAGTTGGGCGATATCCGGCATCAAACGATCGGCAAATTCTACTGCTGCTACCAACGGCTGTAGTGCGGCTTCGAGGTCCGCGATGCGTTCTTCCGCTTGCTCAACCCTGACGACCTCTTCGGCGTGAGAGTCCCAAGCTTGCTTCGCTTCTCGCTCGGCCGCATTCGCGCGGGCCCGCTCGGCGTCCAAAGCCGTCTCAGTAAACAATCGCGTCCCATGTGGGTACTGCTGTACGTCTCTGAAACGCACGATCCTGGCGTACCCGTCGTCTCGGTGTTCTATGAAAGCAACCGCATCGTCCGTCGCCGGTCTCACCTCATCAGCCATCACGCACCGCCTTTCTGAGCGATACAGTCGACGATGGCTCGGCGTGCTTTTTCCAGATTAGCTCTGGCCTTCTCCTGAGCCTCAGCACTGCCGCCGAATACTCTCAATTGGTACTCCAACCTGACGTAGTCGCGGAATTTGTTGATCCGCCTTTCAAGCTTTCTCTGCTGCAAGCTCTTGACCATTGGCTCCCTCCCCTATTTGTGATCAAAGATTCTGTTCTTCCCACCCGCTTTTCGCGTCCATCTCTCGATCACAGCGGCGACCGTAACCACCACTAGGAGTACAAGCCACACCCGGCCAGCCCAGAGGCAGACGAAGTCGAATCCGGTCAGGTCCATGCCCCCTACTCCCCCTTTTCGTGCCCCGATTCGCCTCGTGCCGGGACCGGCTCCAAGCCCTCTCTGCGCTGCCGGAGAATGTCCAAACAGTAGAGAACACCCACGCATTCGAGACAACTTCCGCAGGCTCGCAGGTGATCGCAGTAGTGGTCAGCTATCGCTTTAGCTGCCGACATATTCTCCTCTACCGCACCCTGCCGTCGGGCCGCGTCTTCGGCCTCGCGGATGATGACGGCAACGCATTCCTGGCAAGGCGAGCTTTCAAAAGTGTGCGTACACTTATCGAATGCTTTCGCTATTCTCTCTTCCGGAGTCGGTATCACATCTCAGCCCTCCCTTGGTTCCCCTTGCTCACCCCCGGACAGTCAGCCCGAAAAAGGCCACAAACCGTGCCGATGCAACCACGTCCCAAACCGGCTGCCGGGGTTCCTTGACCCGAACTCGAAACCCAAGACGTAAAATCCCCAGCGACCAGAAATGACCCCCGGCTTATTACGGAAAAGGCCGCAGTAGTCGCCGGACTTACACCTGGTTCGCCACCACGGAAAGCTGCTAATTAAAAAAGGTCCAAGCTTCATCTGTCGATCCCCTCCACAGAGTTAGCTCCCAGGTAGGGCTGTCACCCTGGCACGGGCTTTTCTTCCCGATGGTTGTAAATCACGCTCTTGTAAACATCGACATGTACGTAGTGCTTGTGCTTCCGAGCGTGTATTGCTGCGGCCCCGAGAGCGTTTCGACTGGACAGCTTCCAGCCGCACGTATCGCAAAAGGCTACGTAATCAGGCTTGGTCGACCACTCACGTCGATTGCTCATGTTTACCTCTCAGCTACTCTCTGCGGGCTTGGTCGGGGTGGCTGGCAGCTTCCAGAAGGGCCGGCAGAACAGGCCGCAGCCTACAAATCATTCGCCAGTCGTCTTTTGCTCATCTCGACCGAGAGATACTTGAGATGTTTTTCGTCCTCAAAATCGCGGTACCGCCAATTTCCCGGCGCTACCGGCGTTGATTTGGCCAGCAGTTCTCGCAACTCAGCTATCACTTCTGGAGTTAGTTCACTGGTCATAGTTCTCTCCCTTGCGTCCTTTTCTACGCGGTGTCCGAAAGGATGCGGATTAGCTGGCCTTCCGCAACAGCTTCCTCATGTAGCCGACTCTCTGCGGGTTTTGCAGCGTGACTACATCGACCCAGCTTGGCAGTCCAAGCCAGTCCGCTACCCCGTTGCCCGCTGCGTAGATCATCTCGCGCGTCCACTGCCGCCTCTTGGGGTAGTGCGACCGCACCACAGAGAGGATGATTCAAGGGCTGCCGTCGTCTCGAATCATTCCCTGCCTACTGTCCAGGACGGCCCTTCTGGCAGCCTGTTTGTCTTCGTGGGTCAACACGATAGTTGCTCCGCGTTTCATGGTCCCTCTCCGTTGGTGAGGATGCGGATTAGCTGGTGGCCGATGTACTCAGCGACCCAAGGGCTCACGGCGTTTCCGTAGGAGTCAAGAGAGTCCACTGAGCAGGAAATCCCATCATCCACCGGACCATCGTCAAAAGGTCCGCGGTCCCAAGCCCGACAGCTTCGCATACTTCGTTGAGCGGGCGTGAATTTCGAGAGAGCGTTTTCGAGGATGCTTTCCCGCTCCTGCCCTTGCGCACGGTAGGCGTCGGCAAGAATCCGGCTGTACGCATGGCTCGATAGATTTCCGTTCGATTCGCTCCAGAAGACCGAATGCCCGAACAGGCCCGTGGCGTTGGCAAGAATGAAAGTCCTGTCCCGGATATGCGGGGCACCAAAGGCGGCAGCCGGTATGCAATGCCACTCCGCATCAAACCAGAGCGAGGCCAGGTCTCCGAGAACTCTATCCATCCCCCGTCCAAGCAGAGCTGAGACGTTTTCCACGATGACGATTCGTGGTCGTAAGACGCCAACGATGCGGGCGAACTCGGACCACAGTCCAGAACGTTCGCCGTCGATGCCTTCACCTTTTCCGGCGTTGCTGATGTCCTGGCAGGGAAATCCTCCACAGATGACGTCGCAGCGCCATTCAGATGGGTCACTCGGCGGGAACGTTTTGACGTCATCGTGTCGCCTCACTTCCGGCCAGTGCTTTGCTAAGACTCGCCGGCAGAACTCGTCAATCTCGACCTGCCAGACGCATTTCAAACCGGCTCTTTCGAGACCAAGATCAAAGCCACCAATGCCCGCGAACAGACTGCCAAACGTCAGGTCCAGTAATCGCGGCCTCTTCACAGCCTCAGTCCCTCCATCTCCCGCATCCCATACCAGTATTCCGCCTCGCAGCGGAGAGCCATTCCGGGTTTCTCCTCGTGGGTGTACCGGGGGGTTACACCTGCGCTCCTTCGGGCATGTACTGCAACGCTTTCCGCGCCATCCGATCAAGTTCAGTCCCCGCCGCTGGGCCTTCCTTCATGGCCATTTCCTGCAAGATCGGTAGGCCCGTTCGCACGCTTTCGGAGACTTCCTCAGCCGTGGCCTTGCGTCCCTGACAGTACCACAGCGGAGTCTCGGCCGGCTCTCCGATGTTGATGAGCCAACCTCCCATACCGTCATCGAACAGGTAGGCTGTCTCGCTTGTCCAGAGGCAGGTCACTCCGGGATTGCGGCGGATCATTAACCCGTCCGCGTCTTGCGTCTCTTCCGGCAAGCCGTTCTCGCGCCGATCCATCTGTGGCTTGGTCAGGAACGGACACGCCATCGCGGAGTAGATCGCACATTCCTTGTGACATCCCGGCTCGGCGGTTGTGCGGTTGACTACGCACATGGGGCCGATGACGAAGGTTTGCCGCTTCGGGTAGCCGAGAGACTTCCCGCACACCCAGCACTCGCCTAGTATCCATGCCAACTCACGGACTTGCGGTCCAGCGACACGAAACTCCGGCTTGCCGTTCTGCCAGTAGACAAACCGGGGAACCGGGTAGCCTCGATCATCAACGGGCAGATGAGCCATGTTCGCTGGCAGAGGCGGTAAATCTGGTCGCATCTCTCACTCTCCCTTAGAGGATGCCTTTCCGGGCGGTTTGCACTGCCCGGCGCCAGTCTTCTCATTCCCGACTAGGGTTGTCTTGTCGCCTGCTGCGCCGCGACTGGCCTGCGGCAGCAACGAGCCCCCCTACCCCCCAAACGGGAAGGGGATACGCAGAACCTGAAGCTGATTAGGGCGGTCAGCCGCAGGGAGTCAGGATTGTCTCGCGGGGAGCACTCGGGGTTTCCACCCGAATACAGATGCTCCAACCGGGTCGATGCCTCTTGTTGCGAGAGTCCTGCCGGTGGTCGATCGCTGCCACCGACTTCAGCTTGCCAATGAGGGCTATGGTTCGCTGGTGGTGTTGACAGAGAAGTGCGGTCATCTAAGATGAAGGTACTTCGCTGAGCACACAGCGAGGGCGATTCTTCAGGCCGTTGGGAGAGTGATGACTCCCAGCGGCCTTCTTCGTCAAATAGCCTAAACATTGGCACCTTCTTTTGCAATAGCTTTTCGCAACTTCCTGGCTTTCTGTGTCTCCCGAGCCTTTTGGGCATGGACAGCGCATCGCGTCTTAGTGCCTCCCTTTCTGTCGGCGCCACAGATGCAACACAACCCTTTGGCGATCAGTTTCCGTTGCTTTCGCATCACTCTCTTGATGTTTTCGAGCCTGTGTTTCTCGCAGTAAAATCGTGAGCCTTTGGGCCTTGGCGAACCGCATTGGATGCAAAGTCCACCGGCAATTAAACGCTTCTGCCTATCCTTGGTCGTCTTCAGATTCTTCTTTCGGCAAGACTCGCAGTAGACCAGCGAAGAGCCGTCAATCTGATTCGGGCAGCGCTGGCACTTGCCGATGTTGGAAAAGCGGCTCATGTGGTCTCTCCCTTCTCACTGCTCTGCTCCGGTGCAAGTGATTTCTGCCGCTCTGCTTCCAACTCAGCGATTATTTGATCCGCTTCATCCAGGTCTTGTTCAGACTGTTCGATGTATCGGCAGAAGATGCAATGCTCGCCGCCCTCATCATTGACTTCGATGCAGCCTAGCGGGTGGCCGCAACTCGCCTTCATCTCCATTACTTGCTCGGCTCTGTCGGCGCGATCTTGCTCTGCCTCTAAGCGAGCGATGATGCCTCTCGCTTCCAGAGGGGTAAGCTTGACGTAGGTGAGACGGGCATTCTCGGTCATATCCAAGTAGCCCTTGACCTCGGCGATTTGATCATTCGTCGCTGGCTCGCTCATCTTGTCACTCTCCAGTAGGACTGGACTCGGAACGGGCTTCTTTCTGTAAGAAGTAACGCAAGTTCCAGTTGTGCCAGAACGTCAACACGGCGAAGAAAGTGGCTCGGTCCCACTGGCCCAAACAAACATCGGCCAGTGAAGCCACTCCGGTTGCCAGCATCGCAAGGCCGTATAAGGTACTCATGTCTCCTCCCGTGGTTCGACTACCTCAGCCCGGTCACTTCGCCGATCCCTTACGGCGCCGGCAGGACTCCATGACCTCTTCGTAGTCCGTCCGCTTGTAGGATCGCGAGGCGCTGCACATATAGCGCTGTAACGGCGTCGGCACGAGACCCTTTGATTTCCCCGATGTCGAGGAAGACGGCTTCGGCCGGTAGGAAGCGTGGTACTGCATCTTCTGCATTCGCTTCCGCTCTTTGTTGGTCAGACTAACCATTAGACTTCTCCCGTAAGGTTTTCGGGCACTACCTCAGCCCGGACAATCTGCCCGGGCCGGTCCAAGAGTATCTCGCCGAACTCAATGGCACTTGGCTCATTGCCCTCAAAGAGTAACCGCGCGTCCTCCCGCATACGGCGGTCTGACTCGGCATTGCGGCCGGTCACCACGTAGTTGCCATCGGCATCAAAAGCTATGGCAAAGCGGGCGGTGATCTTCCCTGAGTCGGTCACGGTTGCTCCTTTCAGGTTCCATACCTTGCGTTGAAGTCGGCCACGTAGCGATCGGTTTCGGGCGACACTTCGGCCGTCACTCCCAGCGCCCAAAGCAAAGCACCGATAACCAGCAAGCTGCGGTTGCACAAGACGCAATCGCAGTTCGGTGACAACCGGCTCTCAAGGGCGCGGATGTGACTCCGGATTTCCTCTTCGCTCTTCATGGCGGTTTGCTCCCTTTCAAGCCAGGATACGTTCGATGTCATCCCAATCTTTCGGCCACCAGCAGTAGTGTTCCTGCTTGGCTCTCTCCATCCGATCCGCCCATACCTTCTGAGCCGGTTTCTGCCGGCCGTGCTTCGATTTTAACTCGGCGTAGATGACCCGCTCCCGAGTGAGGACGTTGTCGAAGAAGCCCTCTCCGTCAGCTTGGAACGGCGTCTCCCAATAGACCGACCCGTTCGCTCGACGCACGCAAACCGTCCGGAAGTGGACAACGCTCCAGCCGAGACGATGGGCTAGGTCGATCAGCATGTCCTGGAAAAGCTCCTCCGTCCAATCCTCCCGGACCATCTGGCGGACCTCTTCGGCGGTGTAGGTGCGGGTCACTTTGCGACCTCTCGTTCTGCGGCATGGCGTTGGGCGACTCGCTGCTTAATCCTTTCAATACACTCGTGCAGGTCTCGCCAGTCGTCTTCAGTCCAGTCTTTGACATCGCGGGGAAGCCCGTCGCTAGTGAAGCGTTTCGATTGGTCTCGCCTCAGCTTCTTTGCGGCCATTCCGTTCATCTTCCCCTCTCAATCCACGGGTCGCCTAGCTGGTCTAGGATGCCCACACCTTCGCACACGTCACACCGCACCGCTCGCAGTGCCTTCCCTAAGTATCCGAACCCGTCGCACCGCCAGCAGATGCCGCATTCCTTGGGAGCTCGTCGCATCGTGTAGAGCCTAGTAAAAGTCTCTTCGGCTCTCTTCTCTGGAGTGAGGCACCAGGGAAACTCTCGACAAACGATGTCGAACATCAACTCATCGGGGCTGGGGGCTTTGCCCGTATCATGGTGTCGCTGGTGGCACTCCCGACAGAGAGGAGCAAGGTTGAACCAAACACTTAGTTCTCCTCCCCCTCCCATGCCTTTCGTGAGAACGTGTGCCGCTTCACTCGGCTCTGACCGAAAACACCAGCAACACCGCATCTGTCGTATGGCGTCTAGGATCGGCTTGACGAGTTTTGGATCGTCGTGGGTCACGGCGCCTCTTCCTTCGCCGGGAACAATGCTGCGAGCCCATCCACCGCAAACCGGACCTCGGATTCCGTCTTCAGCTTCCGCACGGCTCGGGCTGCCGTGTTGAGAGCTGCCAAGGCCGGCTCACTTGGGAGTATCTGCCGCTTTGGCTTGGCGGGTGAACTCGGCGGGCTTTCCGTTTGTGGCAGGTCCGGGTTTGGTTGATCCGGAACCTCGACTGTCTGGCCGAATGTCTGGCTGTCGTTCGAGAGTCTTCGGTTGCTCATTGGCTTCTCCAGTTAGATCGGTGTAAATCCGCCGCAGTAAGCTTTCGACCCGGGCGTCGCGGCGCTTGTAAGCCCGGCCGATGATCGCGTCTAACTCCTCATCCTTGGGACCGTTCACAAGGCGGGCAGCAATTTCGACACCAATGCCGCGCAATAGGACGCCGCCCATCTCGTCACCGTACTTGTCGAGGAACTCTTGCAGGGTCAACGCTGAACCCTCTCAGGCTTACATCCTGCCTTGTGCTTCCATCGCCACTCCCCATTGACCAACAGGGAAATCACTTCCCCACCACAGAGCGGGCAGATTCCTACCTCGCACTGGTGATCCTCAGCCAGTACCCGTCCAAGCGGGTCGGTGTCCGTGACATCCTGTTTCGGGTAGGCGAACCGCATGGTTACTCCTCGCTTTCTTCCTCTCCGCCTTCGCCGCCCTTCTTGGCCCGCTTGACCTTCACCTTTTCCAGATCCTTGATCGTGACTACCTTTCCGTCGTACTCGTATACGGAAAGCTTGTTGTCCTTCATCAGTCGCAGCAGGGTATCCTGCCTAGTAATCTCGATTTTCTGCTGGCCCGTACGGAGATCACGAGCCTCGACGTATTCCTCAGCGGCCTTGTCAATCTCCGGGATAGAGGGAGGCTCCGTCCCCGGAATGTGACGCTGCCTCGGTTTCTTCGCCATAATCAAACCCCTTCGGTCTAGCCCTCTCGGGCACGCTGGTTAGCTGGTCCATCGGTACATCCTTCACCAGCCAATACTTATGAATCTCCTGAACCGGCATGAGAGGCCAAGCCGGGTCGGGCCACTGCCAGTAGTTTTCTTGAGCGAACAAGGCCATTGCGGCGGCGAACGTCTTGGAACCCTTCACCGATCTTGATCGCCAGTACATCCGCTCCCAACGCTTCGGACCTTCTGGGACCTTGCAGATGCGGTGCGGTCGGAAGATGTCTCCGACTTGCTCCTTTAGGATTCCTTCGGAAGTGAGGACAGGCCGCGACTTGATTCGTGGGAACTCAAAGCCGCAACCGCCCCGCGCGACATTGCAAGTGCGACCTCCAGCCCAAACCCGGCGGCAACTAGGACAGAGGAAAGGTTCTCCTCCCGTTTTCCGGAGTCCATCAGAGCGAATGCTGGAGGCAATGTCGGGCGTGTAGGCGAGTTCCCAATGTCGGTCTTCGTTGAGACTCCCGTGTCGCCACCAGTTCCCGCCGTGGTCTTGAATGGTGACGCAATCCAGGGAAACGTGATTACGAAGCACGCGCCCGCCGGACTGAAGGTAAGTCTGCAAGCCGCCGAAGATACACGCAAAGATGCAGTGAGCGAGCCAAGGAGCGTTAATGCCTTCGCGTAAGACGAACCGGGTTGAGATTCCGATGATTCGTCCTTCCCGGCTGGCGGCGAGTAAGTCTCGCCGGTTATCCTTGCCTTGCTGCCCGACTGCGGTTTTGAATTCGCCATTGATCCAAATCTCCTCTCCGTCGATGTGTGCCCACGGGCAACCCTTGGACGTGAACCGCTCGGCGTACCACAGTGATTCCGGAACCCCCGGAGCGAACAGAAGCGTCGGCTTGCGCTCCGGGTTTATCTTCTGGAAGTTCTCCCAAACGCTCCCGAAGACGCGGTGAGGAGCCATCGCCTTCTCGGCTTCCTTCACCTTGAACAGCGGGCCGGGGGAAATCTGCTTGAAGGATCGCATATCCGGCTCATCTGGTGCGAAGTGGATCGCCGGTATGATCGCTCCGCAAGCCCGTAGATCGGTCATGTTCGCGGCCACGATCAGAACGTCGCAGGTGTCCGCCATTCCCAATGGAGTGCCCGTCAGCATGACGTAGGCCGCGCCCGCTTCCAGGTGAGCATCAAGAATGCCCTTGGCCATCGCGTTGTTCTGCAAGTGGCCTTCATCGACCAGCAGCCGTTGCGCCGGGTGAAGAGCACCGCCTCGCTTGCTTCTGCTGTGCTCCGTCTGAATCGAGGAAATCTGTACGGCCTTTTCGTGCTGCTCCTCTTCGCCCGATGCCCGGATGCCGTGGTCTATCCCGGAGTCGGCGAAGTCCTGGTCAAGCTGTTCGATCAGGAAACGGCGATTAGAGTAAATGCCAACCCACAACCGATCCTCTCGCCATCGCCGGGTCAACTCCTCCATCACCCACGTCTTTCCGCCTCCCGTGGGAATGTAGAGCGCGATCCGCCTTGTGCCGGCCGAGATGGCTGCCAGCACTTCATCAACGGCCTTCAGTTGGTGCGCCCAAGGAATCACGCCTTCACCTTCTGCAATCGCTTCTTCCAATCTTTCATAGTTTTTGCCACCTTGCCGAGCAACTCGACAACTTCCTTGTACTCGGCGCTCTGCTTCTCTTCCTTGAACACGTCCTTGATCACGTTCGGGAACCGGGCCACGATCCCGAAAGCGGTCTCATACTTGGTCCAGGTGATCTCGACTTTACCGTTGTTCTGCCGCTTCTTCTTCTCGGCCTTCTCCTGTTCGCTGTCGTCGCCCGGCTCGCGGGGCGCTTTGCCGTTTCTCTCCTTCCTGGCGTTGTCCCGAATGATCTTGCAATCCGGGCAATTCTTCTTCGGGCCGTTGAGTCGGCAGTTACGGCAGAAGACAGGAGCAGCCTTTGTGGAGGACTGTTCTCGGCCATCCTTACCCGTCACTTTGCCATCGGGAGGCGCAGGTGTACCGCCCAATACACCGGGAGCGTTTTCGAGGTCGCGTTGTGTGGTTGCGGGAGTCACGCCGGTCTTTTCTGCGATAGATCGGATGCTCTCGCCTTGCTCTCGCAGACGCGCTGCCTCTGCTCGCCTCTCTTCGATGCGCTTGGCAATGTCCTCTTCGTCTTCATGTCGGCGGTTGTCGTTGACCAGTTCGTCCCATTCTTCCAGGGTCAGATCCTTCTGGAGTCGCACCGGCTCGAAATCGGGCCGTAAACCGGCTTCGATACACGCCTGGTAGAACTGCCACCCGTCCGCAACTTTGATCTTCCCGCCGTCGCTTGGGTCCGGCGCGAGCTTCACTTTCCGTTCGTTTACATTGCCGAATTTCTTGACTCCATCCCGCATTCGCTCCAATGCCTTGCCCTTTAGGTCGGGTCGCCGGGCCGATACGGGATGCCGTTGCAGGGTTCGCCAGGTTCGCGGTTGTGTGAAAGTGGCCATGAATCCTCCAGAGGAAAAGCGCCGCCGCCCCGGGAAATTTCCCCGCCAGGTGAAAAAGGCCGAGACGGCGGCGTGGCTTGGTCCCTGGCGGGGACAGAGAGACACGGTAGTCTTAATCGCTTCAGTCGTCAAGGATTTTCTTGATGTCCGACACGAGGGCCGGCTCGGCAGGATATTCGGTCAAGACATGCCTCCGGCTCCATACCTCGAATCGGATGGTGCCTCCTCCGTTTTGTCGGAATCCGCACGTCGAGCCATCCTTCTGAACCGAGAACGCGCAGACTCCCTTGCGGAAGGCGTGAATGCCTTGCGGATTCTTCCGCTTCTCGCGCTTGAGGTCGGCAACAGTGCGGTATTGCAGCTCAGTGTTCACGTCTCTCCCTCCTGCATCACCTTGGCCTCGATCTCCAGATAGCGGGCGTGGAATTCTTCCAGAGCTTTGCCGAGCTTTTCCGTGTACTCATCCGGCTCCACTCGAATCCGGAACGGAGGCAATCCACGGCAGTATGAAACGAAGTCCCACCACAAGGCGCCCGTGATCCAGAGAGCGCCATGAACCTGCGGACGGAACTTGAGCGGCAGAATCCCTTTCAGGCAGTAGGAGACGTGCGCCTTCGCCTGCGGACACTTCAATTCGATACCGCCGATGCTTTCGATGAGTCCGTCCGGGCTACCTCCGAAGCGGCCGTCGAGCGAGGTCACGAATCCTCCGTTGCGGACCTTGTGCCCGGTGTTCATCGTGTACCAGCGGCGGGCTTCGGATTCCATTTGCTGGCCCCATTGCATTGCCCGACTGGTGAAGGACTCGACTCCTTCGGGCGGAATGTCGCTGTACTTCTCTCCGACCAGTTCACAGATGTAGTCCTCGCATGAGTCGGAAATCTTCCCGGTCCCGGTCAGAATGCGGGAGAACTCGCTACAGGTCGGGATGCCCTTCCGCATCTGGAACCACGTATCCGATCCCTGTTCAACATCGAAGTACAGGTAATTGCCCATGTTCTCGGGTGTCACTTCTTTACTCCTCCCTTCATCAGCAGCTTGTAGATGCGGCCGAGTTCCTTGGTGGCCCGCTGGTACTCGGATGCCGGACAGTCTTCTACTCGGGACAGACCGGGTTGAATCCAGTCCAAGAAATCACCCATCTTGAATGGTTCCTGCCCGGTGCGACCGTAGACGTCGTTGATGTCGTTGATGTAATTCTTGATCGTGGTGATTTGCTCGGCATCGACGGATCGGAGGACCGTGGCCGCGTCGGTATCCTCATCGCAGACCACGATGCCTAATGCATCGGTGAAGGCGTACCGCTTCATGTACTGCCTCCAGACACCTACTGCTTGAGCCTCATTACAGTAGGTCGCTTTCGCCAGCTCCAGGATATTAGGAGCCTTGCAGGCGAAGGGCCGGTCTTCGGCGTGCGAGCCTACCCGCAGATGGCAGACGATCACAAACTGACCCTCTGCGGTCGGAGGGCAGGAGAAGCTGTGAGCGATCTTCCTTTCCGTGAGCAGCGGCCCGACGACCGCCAAGATGTCCTCGTAAGAGGCGAACTTATACTTTGTCGGAGCGGGGCCATTCCCTTGGCTCTTGCCCTTGACCTCGCGTGTCTTCTGGATCATCGGGCAGACTGCTTGGAAGCTGGCTATCGCATCTGCGAAGCCCTCAGCGGCGATGCGGGCGGTCCAGCGGGCTTCCATCTCGAATAGCTCGCCGGGCGGGATACCCTTCTCCAGAGCGAGCTGGATGAGATAGTTTGGGTCACGTTGTACGAGTGCTGTCTCGCTCATGGATTCACTGGCCTTTCTTCGGGCGTGTGGATGCTCTCGGCTATGCCTAGGCTGTGCCATCTGTCCAAGTCTTTTACAACGATCATCGTTCTCTCAAAAGCTTGGCAGCGTTCGACCAGCTTCGGAGAGGTATGGTGTGGTTCATCAGGATATGCTTCGTATCTGACGGTTCCGCAGCGCGGACACCAAAACCAGCCGCTGCATAATCCTTCCATCGTGTGACCGCACGTCAGACAGGCCATCGGTTCAGTCTCCTTCTTTGCTCATTCCAGATTCCGCCGGTACGTGCCCGCAGCAACCTTTCTCCATGCACTTCGGGCAAAGGTTTTTCGAGCAATTGGCGCAGTAATCAAACAATCCGTACTCCCCAGGGGGAACGGTTGCGCCGCAGCGTTCGCACTTCTGAGCGCTCATGGGCAGTCCTCCAAAGGTTCTTCTTCACCGGTCAAGTAAAACGCCGCTCTAGTCCACCAGCGGGCTATCCACCGGCTCATCTTCAGGACTCCGTGGGTAAACTGGCGCTTCACAACACCGACTTCCCTTCGCCAGCCGGCCCTCGACCGGGACGAAGATATGCTCGTTCGTCAACTGGCCGCAGGCGCTGCAGGTTCCTCCGATGATCAAGTCAGAGTCCATCGCGGTCACTCCTTAGACTTGTTCAGGGCCGCTAGTTCTTGTTCGCTCAAGCCGCTTAGCTTGCCGATCATGTACCAGTGGGCTTTCATACGCTTGTTCTGGAGGTCGACCTTGGTATCTAAGCCGCTGACCTTTTCCTCCAGAGACTCCTCAGAGACTTGCCGGGCCTCCAAGCGGCTGATTCGCTCGCTCAGGAATTTATTGCATTCGCTTTGCATCACTGTCACGGCCAAGAGTGCTGCTGCCGCGAAGAAACCGGCGAAAGTCCCGAGTCGGTTCATCGGATCACTTCTCCTGAGAGGGTAAGGGCTGATCAGAACGGCGTGTGGTCATCGCCAGGAGATTCTGGCAGACCGCATCGCAAGCAATTGGGACTGTTCGGATCGGTCGCGAACTGGTGAGCCCGCATTCTTGCTGCGACAATGGCGGCATCGGTAGAACCTTCCACGGCCGCAGCAGTCATTCGCAAAGCTTCCTTGCCGATTTCGCAGAGGTCATCCTCGTCGCTAAACTGGACGCCCTTGACAGCTGCGGATTCTGCCAGCGTCGGGTGGACGTGTATATCCTTCCCGCACGCGGCGCAGTCGTCGCCTCTGTCTGCTGGAGCAACGAAGTAGTGATCGACGGGTTTACTGTATTTCTCCAAGCCGTGAGCGATTAACCCGGCTGCCAGCATCCTCCGCCCCTTGCGGTCCCTGATCTTTTGAGCGAGGTCCAGAATCTTGTGGCCTAAGCGCTCAAGCGTTTCGTCGGTCTGGTAGTGAATCCACAACTCCTGCGGCTCGCTGATCAGCTTGACAGTGGATTGGTCGCCGTTGACGCTCTCTGGCATCTCAGCGACTTCCACGTCCGGGCATTCTTCGTTCAGCCAGGATTCGATACTGCTGGTCGCCATCGGTCACTCCTGAAAGGTCCGCCACCACGAGGCGGCGAAAAGTAGTAGGTCGTGTAAGCGGTACAGAAGCATGGGCCCTCCGTGGCAAGGGAAAGCGGCTACTGAGCCTGTTGGGTGATAAACTTCAGCTTGCCCACAGCCGTCCGGACTCGCGGATCGTGCTTGATTGGCTTGCTGAGTTTCCTCCGACCCTTGCGAGGCGTTCCGGGCCTGGACTTGTGGGTCCGATCACGGCTACCGAGTTTGTTCGATGGCGATGGGGCCTGAGTGTGAAGCCGGCCTTCGGGATGAATCCCTCTCCCTTGTCGAAAGCCTCGATCTTGTCGCGCATCACTCGCGGCGTGAGGAATCGCTCAACCCGAGTCTCGCCGCTCTCGGTCGGGACTTCCACGTAAGCCACATCGCGGTAGAACAGAACCTTGTCAGAGCCGACCGATCGCTTGCAAGCCTTGGCCAGAACGCAAGCAGACGCATCGCCGGGCTTGGCACCTTTCAAGTCGTTCGGCTGGACGAAGATGCGGAGGTCTTTCACAGCATCGACGACCGGCACTTTACCCCAAAACCGCTTGATCTCCTTGGAGACCTTATCTTTCGCTTTCCTGCTCATGTTACTCTCCCATTAGTACACCCACACCGCCATCGCCACCACGGCCAGTGCCGCCGCGACACCGACCAAAATTCCACACACAAAACCAGACGCGAATTCGTAGCTGTACTCGTCGTCGTACAATTCCGGCATCCGTGCGTCCTCGCTCGGCTCCGGGCCGAACTCCTCCACGATGCGGCGTTGCCAGGGAGACATGCGATGATCCATGACTCACCTCAGATTTTGTAGGTAGCTAGCTTCCGGCAACTCTCGTCCTCCAACGTGGCACGGAAGACGCCAGCTAACAGGCTGCCACCGCCAGCCGGCTTGTTGCGGACGTAGAGGATGCCGCGATCGCAGTCGTATTGACGCGGACCGCTGAGGTAGGTCACGTTGTCGGCCTTGAGGTCGGCCCGAATCTGCTTCAGAGCTTGTCGTAAGGTCATCATCACTTCCTGCCTTTCGCCTTGAGGAGTTTAGCCCGATGCTTTCGCTGCTTCATCCTGTCCACCCGGCTCCGCTCTTTGCGGCTCACGCTGACATTGACTACCCGGTGTCGCAAGTGCGGGTCGGTCGCGTTGCCGAGTTGGCACCAGTGGCGGGCCTCTGCTTCGGTGTAGATCACGCTGCGGCAAGTTCGGCCGTCACTGGTGGTCCATTCGACGCGGTAGTTTCTGGCCATCCGTGGTCTCCTGAGCGGTCAAGCGGCTAGTCGTGAGTCACTCGCACAGTTTCGCCACGACTCCGATAGTCTTCGGCGATTCTCTCGGCGCTCTCCTTGTCGGGATATTGGCCTACGATGGTCCACTCTCCGTTTCGGAGAGCTTCAAGGCAGCGGGCGCCAGTTTTTGCAGCCTCTTGGGCGTGGCATTCGTTGTCGCGTTCCACCTTCAGTCTCCTTAGCTTAGGGCTTGACGACGATTTCGGACTTTTGAAGGCCATACTTAGTTGCGAGTGATTCGCAAGCCAGGTCGAAAGCCTTGGCTACGTCTGCAACGCTCGGAGATTCGCTGCCAGGGATTTCGACCCACACCTCGCAGGTCAGCGGCTCTCCGCTGATTCCAGCTTCCTTCCACTCAGCGCGAACGTCGTCATCAATCTGTCGCTCTCGTTCGACTATCTTGACCGACCAGACTTCCCGGCCGCGATTGATACCGCCAACCTGCGGGCGGACGTTGCCAGGACGACCAACAATCGCCCACTTATCGGCAAATACGCCGACTGGCGAGTATGAAAAGGTGAAAGTTGCCGAGCGACTCAGCGTTGCGCCCGTTGCGTCCTTGAAAAGATTGCTGGCCATCTCTCGTCCACCCTCCCTTGTGCCGGACTGAGCCGGCGGACTCGGATATTTACTCTTCGGTCGTCTGCTGAATCATCCACTCGGCCCCCAGCCCGCCGAGCAGAGCCACCACTGCGAAAGTCAACCACTTCGCTGCGGTCTTCAGAGTCGCCATTGTCGTCTCCTGTTCGTTTCGTTCATCCTTACACAAGTAATATACCGGGACATTTCCACCATGTCAAGCGGCGTTGCAGAAAAATCCCGGAATTATTTTTTGCCCGATGCAAGGGAGGGTGATAGAATGCTACGGGAGGACGTCAATGAGAGTCGGCTGAGATGGCATGTCGGGTCTCGCAAGAGGAGCAGCACCGGGGTACTCACTCCAGACCCCACCCGTAGTATCTGCCAGTCTGGCGCGACCACTGGTAGTCTCCGCACCCGGGCACGATCACTACGTCTCGCCACTCGCCGCCGGTCCCATCACTTTCGCCCGACGAGACCTCCGCGTGTATCGCCGTGGCGAATTCCGCCGCCGTCATCGTCTGCGCCTGTTCGTGCAGCAATTCCGCACGTGAGAAACCGCGCCCAACCAATTGTTCAATTGTCGCCATCATCATCGGTCTCCTTTGGTGGGCGGATCGTCAAAATCGTAAGGGCGACTACACGGCTTGGCCCGGAAAATCTCTGCTAGTATTTCCGCGGCGAGTTTTCGATTCCCTTCGAGCATCGCCAAAAGCGCGTCGAATCGTTCGAGAGCCTGCAGCCCATCGAAACCGTTGAATCGCAGCCAATGGCTGGCCGTCTCTTGCTCCAATCCGGTCCTGGCCATGAGGGTTGCTCGCCTCTGTCTGGCCCTCTCGCGGCGGAATTTGTTTTTGTTCGCCATCGAAAAAGCCCTTATGCAGAAACTCCGGATTGGTGGATTATTTTGCCGTGGTGCCGGACGCGGGCAGCGCGGTAATGGTGACCCGTCAAAGACGAGCACGCTTTTTTCGCTTCGGCGCGATCATTGAAGCGAATATGATCGCGCCACGCGAATGGCGGGAATCCGCCGAAAGAGCCGCACACCTCGATGATATATGCTCCGCCCACGTCGCCGCTGTAAGGATTGGCCTTAGTCGTCATCTCGTCCACCCTCCCTTGTGCCGGACTGAGCCGGCGGACTCGGATATTTACTCTTCGGTCGTCTGCTGAATCATCCACTCGGCCCCCAGCCCGCCGA